CCTATATACGTATGCGTGCCTGTGTGTCTGCCGTTTTCCTGGCTTTTAAAGCCATACAAATTACAATATAATAATTTATTATCATGACTACAATAAAATACTATTGTAGTTTCTTTATTAATATGATAATAATTTATTATATTTTTTTCGTCTCAACATACTTTTTCACAAACTTTTATGTATTTATTATAATAACGCGACATTGTATCGAACTGCGCTCAATATCCGTTCGTTGTGTCCGTTCTGCGATCGTGCAAGCATAGATCATCACACACAACATCAAGTAATCAACTCACAATCAACATCACAACATCAATGTAACAACATCACATCACACAACCAACAACACATGAACACTCATTCATAACAAGTCATACAATCACGTTTAATCAACTCAATACATCATCAACACAACAGTACATAACCGACACACAACTGCTTATAACGTCTCTCAATAGCTTGTAGTGTTGTTGCATCCAACATCTATCATCAATCACGATCAACACACATCATTCAATCAATAATCATCAATATAATTAGATCTAACAACGTTTAGCCTATTTGCTTATAACTACACACAATAACGCTTAAAACGTCTCACAACGCTTCTTATTGACTAACATAATCAATAACACAATATAAATATGTACACAAAAAAAAGATCTAACTAATCAAGTTAGATCTTAAATACATTAACACTTATCCAATTCATTTATAATATTGTTCACATCATCAATGCTTAGTAACTTCTCTTGATCAGTGAACACATAACACATCAACTTGTTATCGTTGTAACCTTTAATACGATCGTAATGCTCACGAACTCTTTCCCTAACGTTATAGCAACTATTGATCGTGGCTGTTGTATACACGTCTATTAACTCTTTCTTAACGGCTTTCACGCTCTCAATACCGTATTCAGATAATATAACGGATTGTCTCAATGTCATGTTAATACCGGCTATATAATCACTCAAAACTTTTTCGGGCGTCATGTTATTCACCAACCTTGATGGTCTTTTTAGTGTACCACAACCCAACACCGTGATACTTTCCTATGCGTTGCTCTTTAATGCGATCGCGCTTGCTTAATCGTGTTACAGTCAATTTATAAGCCTTTAAGGGTTTCTTATTGAATAGAATACCATCACCGCCACGCGTTTTAGTATACAACAACACAGACTTTTTAGATCTTATTGGAACATCAACACTAAAACTTTTACCTTTATTGGGCGTAATTTTAAAATTGTATGTTTGTACGTGTCGTGTCGTATTCGTGATCACGACATTATCTTGATCAGTCGTGCTCAACTTTACACCGCTTAACATACTGGCCTGGGACTTAATAGCAAACATCATTCCCAATAGAACCCCAACCATAATCAACACTACTTTATTTACTTTAAACATATTTACATTTCCCCTTTTCATTGATTGATATAAGTATATCAAGATTAACTTTATTTGTCAAGCATATTTTAATAAATAAAAAAGCACCCAATCAAGGGCGCTTATCACTTACATAAAACTTACATATAATTTTGTTTTATGATCTTGTAACCATTCGTAAAATTTAAATGATCCACCATTCAAAATGTCCTGGCCAAAAATATCATAGCCACATCCGTGCACTGTATAATATGCGTCGGGTAATTCTACTACTGATCGCATATTAGATAAAGCATAATTAGTAGTAGGATCTTTTGCATAAGCTCGTAAGCATTGTCCTAATAGCGAATTCTTTTTGATACGTCCAATCGTAATCATGCCATCAATAGTTTCATCGATGGTAGCGGTGTCCTCATCATAATCACCAATTAAGCAGTCGGAACATTCTTTTTTAGCCATTTCCCTGATCGTTTCCATGTCTAAATCTAAATCATGATAACCAAACCCACTCATAACGTCATTATCACAAACAACAGTGTTCGCGTCTAAATATTCCATATCATTTTCTAAATCATATTTAATCATATTTACAGATCCTTTTCTATTTGATAAATACATTTTAACAATATTGCCGGGGCTTGTCAACTACTTTTTAAGATGCTTTTTATTTTAATCGCCGTTTAATGTTTCTCAGTTCAATTTTTTGTGATCTTGAAAGATTTTTATTAAACTCTTGCAGGTTGCCGAAAGCTTGCTTATAAGCTTTATAATCACGTTTATAATCATCCGTATTGCGAACGTCATCAGGTACTAGCCCGTTTAATTTTGAATCATAGGTGTTTAATCGGTCGCTTGTTTTATTTACGATCAGTTGCAACGCCTCACGGTGGTTATATAGATCTTTAATATCCATAATGTTATTGTTCCTCCTTTATTTAATAATCTAATTTTAGCAAATTTTATTAGATCTGTCAATAACTTTTTACAAAAAAAACTAGCCGCCAGGCTAGTTAATTATTTATCTATTCCAGATAGTTCGTTGCGTGTTGCTGATTCCCAATGGTATAAAATGGTTCCGCGGATCGGCGTTGCGTTTTTCGTCTACTTTAGATACACGCCGAACAGTGACGCTATACTTGCCGGACTGGTTGACCGTCCAGGACTGGCGGGCGTTTAAAGCCATGTAATACCATTTTGAGTGGTTACGTTGTTTAATAGTGACCCTGTACATGTTTTCAGTACGTCCCGTATTTGTAAGCTTAATAGCGTGCTGCTTAGTACGGATTAAAGTATAAGCATAATTAGGTTTCTGACTAGCGTCCACATTATAGGCGGTAACTAGCGATAATGTAACACTGGCAATAATGGCGATCAATAATTTATAAAATTTCATTTTTATACCCTCCGAATTATTTAAAGAATGACTGGAAAAATTTTGAATTTTTAAGCGATGGAAATTGTAAAAGTAATCCGTAACACATGCCGACCACCGAAAAAACCAAAATTAATAGATAGAACACATTACTAAGATCAACAACTAACATTTTGACACCCCTCCTACATTTCCTTGAAATATTGCCCCGTTTCCTCAACGTGATAAACCAAACCTTTTTGATTGTCAATTTCTAGTGGATCCAATTCTATGAAAAAATCATAGGGCAAATAATGATTATCGTATGCGATTTTCTCAAGCTCTGACATTGTTAATTCGATCATATTTATTTCTCCTTTTTAAAAATTATTTCCCAACATATTAATAATTTTTTCTACCGTTAGTACGACCATATTATCAGTATAATAATATTGATCCTCAACGGCTTTTCCATCATATTCTATTCTAACATTATTACGTTTACAATTAACCCATAAATTTTTATCTTTATTCGTGACTAGCATTTTGTTGCCTACTATTCGAGCGTTTAAATTGCCTTCAAGCCGTAAGTCATTTTTTAAATCGCTATAAAAATCTTTTTTAGTCATATTTACATTTCTCCTTTTTTTTGATTGTCTAAATTCTAACATATTTACCAAAAGCCGTCAACACATTTTATAACTTTTCATACCCTAGGCCGTCTAAAATTCCAACGATCTTTTTTAGATCCTTGTTTACATTTCCCGCGATCAAAACATTATGGGTTGACGTTCCTTGATAATTACTCTTTTCAAGGTAAAACTTATCAACCGCATTTACTTCAAGAATTTTGCCATTTCCGTACATATCAAGTTGACCGACAATTTCAAAATGATTCGTTTTGAGTAGCATTTCAACCAATTTCGCATTAATTTTCATAATATTTACCATCCTTTTTTTGATTGACTAAATTCTAGCATATTTATTTTTTAATTGCAACCCGATCATTAAATAAATTATTAAAGCTTCTTAAAACGTCTTGATAACCGCCACTACATTCGTATTCGTCATCATCGTACAAGCAATATTTTTCTCTTTCGGGTGTTCCTTTAGCCGCATAATATACAAACGTATATTTCCCGTTAATCGTAAAAATATACATCAGTCCGGCGGTTTGGGACTTGAAACGCTCTACAACTATTTCAGCGTCTTGCTTTCCGTAAGCCAAGGCGTTCGCAATTCCGACAATTGTTTTTGTTTCCCGGCAACGATATTCAACCTTGCTTTTTAAAAATAACTCTTGATCCATTTTTAACAACCTCCCTCGCTTGATTGATTAAAGAATATCATACGCCAGGATCAAAAACAACCCCCAGGGCAAAAAATATTTAATTAATCAAAAAACGATTTTTCATATTATAGTAGGAAGATCTATTTTTATAACTCAATTTTAAGCTTAAACGCCCGTTATATAAGTATTTAAGGGCTGTTTTTATTGCTTATGCGTTATTTTATATAATCGTTTTACATATTATAGTAAGAAAAATTCTTTTTATATGTGTGTTTGTTTATGTAAGCACCTATATACTAGCGTTTTAAAGCTTATATGCATGTGTGTATATGTGTGTTTTAGGGAATGCGTGCGTGATCATGCGTTTGTGTTTACATGTGTGTATGTGTGTTTATGCGTACTTGTGTGTGTATGCGTGTTTCGTAGGGCGGTGTCGCATGTACGTATGTGTGCGTGTTTCGTATAGCGCTATATGCGTGTCTGCACGTGTTTTCCTATGTGTGCGTGCGTGTTTTTCATGAGGCTTACGCAGGCGTGGGCTATTAAATCTAAGCTGTGTATGTGTGAGTGATATGTTAAGGTGGCCAAGATGCCATTGCCCCATATTAACATTTGGCCGCTCAAGCAAAAGCGCTAAATGATGCTCATAGTCTATTTGGACGTTTTTGTGCATAAAAATATCGCTAGAAGCATTGAATAACATATCCAATGCATAGCAAGTCTGCCCGTAGCATTTTGATTAGAATGAGCATATGAAAAACCATCCAACAAATAAACCATTATCAAATTATTGAGAATGACTGGGCATTATCTAATAGTAAAACTCTAATAAATACCGCATAGGAATATTTTTAATATTTTTTCAGATTGCAAGCATTAATCTAGTGTCGACAAACATTTAATAAATTATTTTTATATGTAATTATTAACAATGATGTTTTCCAAGATGCGTTTCAATCATTAATCATGTCAATCGTCGCTAACCTCATAACATGTATAATTGTAAAACTTTATCTGGATGAATTATTATAAATATATAAATATGGCTAGGGCCGGGGTATATTGAAGAACTTTTTCCGACCAACATTTCTCGTGTGTTACATATTTACTGTCAGTAGGGGTAAATAAAAAGCCCTCTATTGAGGACTAATCATTATTTAACAGGAAACTCATAAATGTTCTTGTTCCCACATTGCTCACATTGATATTGCGCTCTTACATGTTTTCTAGTTGTCGCAGCCATCGAAATTTTCTTAAAGTATTGGTTCGTATGACAAACAGAGCAATAGCAAAGTATTTCTTCTTTCATTAATCCTGCCCCAACTTTCTTCCACATAAGGGGCAATAATTTATTTTTACTTCATTATAATCTGGTTCGTCGTTATAATCATCCCAGCCATCATATGCCAAATAATTCCCGTCGACATATATATAGCTGGATTTAAAACTCAAGATGGGATTACTGTCTTCGCCTTTGGACCCGCATATTTTGCATTCACTCATTCAATTAACCCCATTTCTCCGCCTAATAAAGGGGAGTAATTCATCTCTGTTCCCATAGTATAAACAATCCCTTTATATTTCCAACCATATCCGTCAATAAATACACTCCCAGTGTAGCATTCTTTCATTATCATTTATCTCCTTAACATTAAAATGGTGATTAATCTGATCGCTATATACTTCAATAAGCGTAATATTCTGTGCGTACCTTGTTATTGTTCATGCGATTATTAATCGTACCAATATTCGTATTTTTATACTTAAAGGGCTTAGATACTTCAATTTTATTCTTCTTTGAGTTCCATGATGAGGTAAATACAACCTCATAGTGGGCAGGTTTATAGCTCGTTTGAACACGGGTACCTACTTTAAAATTCTTAATCTTACGGTTATAACTGCTACCACTGAACCCGTCGAATAGATTATTCATCATATCTAAATCAGCTTTATTACCCTCAGCGCCAATATTAACACCATTAGTATCTGCTTCGTCTTGCTTACTGGTAGTTCCATCAGATAGTATAATCTCAGACACATTGACATTACGCTTATACTTATACTCATCAAACGTCCGTAGCCCAACGATATAAGCATACTTAGAACTCCCTGGTACATAATGTTGTGATACAATTTCAGCATTAGAGTTATCGTACACTGTATGTTCCTTAATTGCAATAGAGATAACATACCCAGAAACAATTAATAATACAGTCACCACTACCCCAAACAAGATATAGTGTTTCTTCTTACTATTCACTATTATCCGGCCTCCTAAAATAAGAGTTTTATCGTGATGAGTGTCATAAGTTTTACGACACGTAAATAGGTTTAATGTTCACCTTATCCCAATCTAACGGGATGTCTTTGCGTTCTTTAATTTTTGAAATCTCCGCCAGCGTAAAAATTGTTTGATAGCTATCCGTATTAAGATCATCAGCAAGTAAAGGTTTATTGTTTTCATCAATGTTCAAATATTCATTAAGCACATTTACTTTGTACTTAGTTTTGTCTTTTCGATCTTCGACCGGGGTTGCTGATAGTTCAGCCATAATCATATACGCTTTTTCAAACATAGGGACACTTTTGCTCATAGACGTTAATGATTCAAGACCATATCTATAAGGTCTAACGTAGATAATTAAGGAGTCCTGATAGAAAACATCAAACTCTCCGTCGAGATCAACGTCGGCGCTGTAATTCTTACTCAATGATTCGATCTGTTGTTTCGCTTCGTTATATTGCATTTTTTAATTCCTCCATTACTCCATATTTGCATCCCAGACATCTTCTAATACCGTGTCGGGGTCAATTTCTTTGATTTCAAACTCAGTATTGCCGTCAATGAACCTGGGTAACGTACCCATAACTTTTTCTTCCGCCTTTTTTGCCTTATTTAATGAGGTAAAAATTCCATCCACACCAAACTCGCTCTGGTAAGATCCATATGATCTGTCTATCAAAACATATAACTTCATTTTTCTTCCTCCACTTGATAACCGTCTAGCCATGCACGGGCAAACAGATCTTGATTATCAGACGGACACAACCAACTTAATATGTCGTGGATCATATCATGTGATCTGGCATGACCAAACAACACGATATTGCCAGATAAAGATGTTCCTATGGTAGTGTTGGCACGCTTACAATCCGTAAGGTAATTTGCAACATTTTTAGGAATCACTGGTAAATCAGCATAAGTCTTCTTGAACACATCGTTCTTAATAGCCCAATGCTCGCCATTAACTCCAGATGCAATCCAGTCGCCAATATTCACTCTTAGCTCACCTTCCAATGTTGGTAAGAAGTAAGCACCCTCAAACCCCATAGCAGTAGATGCAAGCTGTGTATTAATAATATCATATTTATCAATCATCTCAGCACTGCCATCAAATTGTTCAGCCTTGATAGTAGCTGTTTTACGATAAGTTTTAATCATTTCGATTCCTCCGTATAAAGAACAGTTAACGTATGCGAGTGGTCATCATATGGTAATACCGTATCACCCGTGGAAATTTGAATGACATTTCTATCTTTGATGAAACTATTAACTTTATCATCAAATTCATAGTCATTTGTACAGTTAGTCCAGAATGTTTTAACTTTCATCATTTTTATTACTCCTAATCAGAAATTGTAAGAGATGAGTGCATGTATATGGTATTTGTGGCATCATCATAAAATGAATCAGTGCGTACTCCCATTCCAGCCCAATTAGTCTCAACCGGCATGTCTTTGGGTAATTTTTTAAGATCTTCGATTAATTCCCCGACGGTTTCTCCAAAACTCCAATTTTCATCTATAACCGGGGATGTGATAATAGCTTTCTCTGCTTCAACACAGCTGTCTAATTCATCCTTAATTTTTTCATGATCAATAGGATAATCACTAAAGACTGGAATTCCCCAGACCTCATCTTCATATTTCCACTTATTATTGCTCATCGGTTTCGTCCCCAATTTTTCCGATCATAATTTTTGTAAATTCCTCTGTTTCGTCAATATGATCAAGAAGAGTTTTCAAAATTGTCGGTAAATCATGAGGGGTATCAAACTCCATTTCAACCTCATATCCATCTGATTCTCCAACTGTTTTAATATGGTACTTGTTTTCAATTTCTGATTTTACCATTTAATCATCGTCTTCTTTCTTTTTATCCTCAATATCTTCAATCCTACCCATGACATAGCTGATCACGGCGAACAATGTTGACACGCCATATATTACATAACATTCATTGTTTGACAGCACCCCACTATTGTTAGCTATAATCAACGCGCCAACCGTGTAGGTTACGCACCATACGATATACGATCTAAGTAAGCTAATCTTCACCATCTCCCACTAAAATGAATCTTTTATCATTAGGGTCAAATTCTGGAAGATAGTCCCTAAACACGTGCTGATATTCAAAATAGGTCTCCTCATCAAATACTTGGGTGTACTCTGGGCCACCCAAATCTGAAAAATCTTTATTACAATCTGGATCTGCCATATATACAGATTTGCCGTCAGGTCCAATACATACCTCCAAATATTGATCTCCTGGGAGCATTTTTACTCTAAATTTCATTGTTTTTCTCCTTAATCTCTTCATCAACTTCTGAAATCCCATCGTTTAAATCATCATTAATACTCATGGCCAGCGTTTTTGGATTATACGGCCTTGTTGTGTCAATTTCCCAAGCATTTTTACAATATGGGCATCTTGCAAAGTATAGCTCGCTTACTAACTTTTTCCCATCTTTTTCGACAATATGTGATTTCATACCGTCACCGATAATTTTTTCAACGCCCTGCCAATTACACTTTGGACATTTAATTCCTAATTGAATCCAATTATCGTAATTAGTATTATGTTTAAGATCAACATTATAAACCCAAATCTCCTGATATCGGTTTAGATATACTCCCATAGTGGGTAATAAGCTCTCTTTACGAGTTTTAAACCCTTCCAACTTTGTCATTAGTATTCTCCTTCAAAATAATATGGCTTTATACCGTATTCCCAATAGCAATACACATTGGATATAGCCTTCTTTTGTTTATAGGTTGGACTCCATCCATTTGTTTTTATTCTATTAGCAATACTCCATGGTTTAAAGTTTTCCAGGGCATAATCAGAATCCGCACCATTTTTGATAATATAGTCCAAGAAATCATCATTTTTCATGTCCATTAATTCGTCAAACATCTTGTTAGATAAAAATCTGGCGACCTCTAGCTCTTCGTAATCAAATCCATTGTTATCTTCCATAAAAACTCCTTAAAATCTACATTTTAGTTGGCTAGTTCCTTTTTAACCTTATCAAAGTCAATCGGGACATTTTTGTTCTCTCTTAACATGTCGATTTCCTTTAATGTAAAGCTAACTTGATCGGTGGTATTATATTTATCGCCAAAATTCGGGAACCCGGTATATTTGTTAAATGATAGATACCCGTTCTTACCAGCAAACACGTGAATAAAAAATCTTTTTTCTTCGGTGCGCTCGTCAACTGGTGTATGCACGTATGTCATAAGTAGCTTATAAAACTCATCTGAAATATCTTCTGACCAACATGTATCTAGCGCATTTTTCCTACCCTTATCAATCTCAGCAACAATCTGGTTATAACTATTACGAATGACAATATATTCTTCATAGTCCTCTACATTATAGCACCCACCATGTTCAATCCGATCAATAAATTCTTTTGTTTTCATATTTTCCTCCAATATTAGGGTTCAAAGACGTGTGGAACATAGTCTTTCGGCTTAACTACATAATAGTCTGGTGAAGATTCTCCAGAAAGTTGTTTGTTTAATCCATCTGCGATAAATTTCGCATAGTAACTAGAAACATCCTTTGCAACTATTGTTTCGTTATATGCGTCTAGGTAAAAATTACTAATCTCAACAATATTGTACTTATTCATATTTACCTCCTGATGTCATTTATGGCTATTTTCTAACTTCATGCGCCTAAGTCATATCTTCTATTTTATCAATTCTCAAATAATGCCTATCAGAATAATTATCTGAATCCGCAATATACAAAATATGATCTTCATCACAACTAACTCCAACTATGTCATTTTCGTTATAATCATAGAACTTATCTTTAAAATTTTGTATTTCCGCATTAATCTGGCTACCGTTAATAAGTGCAACCCTATTAACTGTTGGAAAAATATCAAGCAAAGATGGGTAAGTTTCCTTGGTGACTGTGACATCTTTTAATAGATATTTGCCCATATTCTCCTCCTAATATCCTTGCTCATTACATTCATCTACTACAGCGAGAATCTTTATTGTAAAGTGGTGTTTACTATCATCAAACACACCATCTGTACAGGCAATAACAAAATTTCTAAGTTTCTCTAAATTCCCGTCAAAATTATCTTTTGTCAACAGTACACTATCTTCGTCATCATATTCCATAATGGCCGCATATACGTCATTGATGCTATAGTTAATGTTCATTATTATCCCCCACTGGGATTGGATCAAAATTATTCTCTGTCAAGAAGAAGCCTGGATTATTAATCATCCCATCAATTTCGTCCACAGAAAAACTAACCTTTGCCCATGAAAAAGAATCATTGGTATCATCAGTAAAGTATCGATCTTCTTGCATGTCATAATTCAAGTAGCCTGTTTCTTTATCTAACCCCTTAATTTTGATATAATACTTTTTGTTAGTATTACGCCAATTCTTTAAAGTCTTTTGATCTTTTACTGGGGTGTATTCTGTCTGATCTGCTAGGTTCATCAGTGTTTCTTTCGCATTGTCGGCTCCAACCACGGTATGTGATCCATCATTAAAAACTATTCGCCAACTTCCAAAATCACTTTTAGACATATATTTAATACTATCAGCATCTAAATATAATCCCTCATTCGCTTTAACCAACATATTCGTCACCTGTCCTTTTATTGATAAATACATTATCGCATTTTAACTTCTCCATGTCAAATTTATTTACAAAAAAAAGACCCTATAGGGGCCTTGATACTATTTATAAAACGCTTGTTTTGTAATTCCAACTTTAGTAATCAATACTGTATTTTGCTCGTCAGCTAATCTAACTTTTAGACCAGAGATAGCTTTTTCTTCATCACCACAAAAGTTCGTATACCAGATAAATCCATGAGTTTTTGCCCACGCGTTTGATTCTCCTAGTGTTTTAAATTCTTTATAACTAATTTTCATCTTTAATCATTCCATATAGCGTAGTGATTGTCTTTGCCATTTCAATGCTATGGTCATTTTTGTCTAATAGTGCCAGTAAATAAGCTCTAATAGCAATGTAAATATCACTTTCCATATTTTTCATCTCCCATTATATACTATCTACTCTTCTCGCACGGTCGCATACGGATACTCAGCGCAATTTTCTGACAACTCTCGCATAAAGTTCAAGCAGTTCTTAATCGTACCCCACCCATTTTCAGCTTCAAATTGTCGGTAGAATAGTGGTTTAGAATTAATATCCATAATCGCTTTTCTGAGTTTTGGTTCCAAATCTCTAGCGATCATACCGTTCCAATCTTTTGGACTGCTGCCAACGCTTTTCACAAACATGTCTCTTAAATTATAAGTAACACTTAAGCCGTCGCCCATTTCAATCCACTTATCAACATCTTGAATTTTAGCCTCTAAATAAATATAATAACTCATTTTAATTATCCTTCCTCCAGTAGCTCCGGATTCTCATGCACGTTGCCTTTTAACAATACGTCTGATTCCGGGTCATCAAACTCACAAAATGGTACAAATTCTTTAGCGTTATAATGATTGATATGTGCGTCTGTGTGGCTAATTCTATTAATTAAAATCCCCAAAGACCAATTACTTTTGATAACAATTCCAATATATTCAGTTTCAAGGTCTGTTACTCCACCCATAGAATGTTCATAGAATTGGTCGCTATACTGAACAATGTCGCCTTCATAGATGTCCTTGCCGTTCACGTCTGTCAGTCCAGTAAACTGTTCAACAGCATATCGCTCGTTATCGAGCAAGAAGTCGCCAAAGCAAGATTCATTCGTATCGTAAGTGTCCTGCACATCATATAGATAAGATTCGTTTTCCTTGTTCCATGCTCTAAACTTAATCATTGTTTGCCTCCAGTTTTAATAATGTCGTAGCCCCACTCAAAGTGCTGGTGAGCTGTTTCTCTGGCAGCCGCTTCGATTTCTTTTTCAGTCGCATCATCTGGCATCTCAATAGTATCATGCCATTCTGCATTAACGTCCCAGCACGAAGACCATACATCTAGCTTAATCATCGCTGCTACCTCCTAAATTACTAGCTCTGTTTCAAACATAGTTGCGGGTACGTCTATGGAATTAAGTGCCGCTTTGTAGATCAATGCTCTTTCTTTTATCTTAAATGCCTTCATACCGTCTCCAGTATTTTCAACCACATAAATTTTTATTTTTAATCCTCCCCGAACGTCTCGAATGCTTGTTTTCGTTCCTCGCTAGTTGGTTCTGTTATGATCACCATATTTACTTCTCCTTTCCATAAAATAGTAATTTTATTGTGATTTTTCTTTGATGTGCGCCCATAAAACACCCTACGAGCCATTTACGGGGTGTCTAAGCAATTATACTATGATTCTAGTATAATTACATTAAGAACAATTTTAATGCCTGTTAGGTCCTCTTTAAGGAAGTCACTTTTTCTGTTGTTCAATATTTTTAACTAAATACCAATCTGACGATAGCATATCTGTTTGACTCGCAAGCCAACCAACCTGTACGACTCCACTTGTGGTTCTAATTGCTAACACATCAGAACATTCCTTGAAATCTTGGACTGGTGATAAATAAAATATGCTATCTTCAAGATCTATGCCCCGGACAAGAAAAATATATTGTCCAGCTCCGTTCCATCCATGACGTGAAACAAGTTCTCCATTTTTTAATTCTTCGAGTGCTTCTCCAAAAGTCATACTGTTCCTCCTAGCCTAATTCTGGATCAATTAATAATACACCAACGGTGTGAAACATTCTTGATAGTTCTGCGAAAGTATCTTCATCTGACCCAATGGCATTTTTTAGTTGACCCCATGCAGTCTCTTGGGGTACTTCTTTCCCATTCGGTAATCCATCACTGCAAACGTCGGTAAAATAGATCTGTGTAGCTTGTTCTAAGCTTTGAGCGACAATTAATGCACTATAATCATTATCTGGGGTTTTAAATTCATAATATTTGTTTTCTGGCTGAACTAACTCCCAGTCTTCTGCTAACATATCGTCCATGTAGGGCGTAGCAGGCGCCAGCCCGCCATTATTTTTCAGCTTTGCCATAATCATCTTATTCGCATAAGAATATTTGTCCGTCACTTCATTATAGACCCGTGCAGAGAATTTTGGGATGAACCAATAGCCACCCCAACTGTGGCGTTTGACTTGTTTACCTTCTTTTAAATACCTAATTGCCAGATCAAATCCAAAGCCAAATTTTCTAAGTCTCATTTTACCGTTGTCAGTAACACGCATTTCAGTCATTACTTAATCCCCCTCCAAACATGAATACCAAACGCTACATACAATGAAACAAAAATCAGGTACAGTGCGCCCGCAATCAATTCAGGTAACAGTACAAGCCACCACGACCATGTGATAATTCCCATTAACTTCAATACGATAAACACAATCGTCAATGTTTCTGTAAATCCCACTATATAATTCCCCCTATTTTCTTTCAAACCTAACTGCTGTCGTTCCAACTAGCACAGAATCAAACGCATCAGAAAACAACATTACCAAATCATCTAATCCTTCATAAATATATGTTTCCCCAGTACCAAGATTAGTTATCCCATACTGACAAGGAGCACTATCATCATAGCCTTGCTTAATACTAGTTATGATATAATAGCAACCGACCTTATCTTTAATCACATTTCCTGGCTTAAATGCCATTTCTGGTTTAATTCCAATTTCTAATCCGCTTAAAATTTCCATTTTATTCCTCCGAATTAGGATTAAACTCAAACGAACCAGATAAAAGTACGTCACCTTTGCGAGCAAAGCATTTTGCAAGCTCATATTCACTTGAAAAGAACTTGGCATTTTCTGGACCCTCAATAATCATGGAACTTTCTAAGTCAGCTAAGCAAAACTTCGTCTGTCCATCAGCATTTGTTCCTAAAACTACGTACAAGTTGTTGTATATGTCCTTAATAACATTTCCCAACTGATATAACCCATAAGGCTTTTCTTTATCAATCCCCGTAATTTTCATTATTTTCTCCTAATTTAATCAAAATCAACTAAATGTTTACCAGATACAAGAATGTCATCAATATCTAATCTTAATGTTAATTCTTGCAATGAATTATAACGTGTAGGATTAATTCCACTGCTCAAATCAACTAATCCATACTTATTATCAATTTCGGTAATAATAAATAGTTTTCCATTGTGATAGATTACGTTGCCTACATTGTATGAACCTTTTTCTGTGTCGAGACCTTCAACTAGTTTCATTTTTCTCTCCTTAATCCACGTCGAATGTATTTTTCCCAGTTAGTAAAACATCACCACCATCATAAAATGCGTTTGACAACTCTGTCTCGGTATCAAACCAGCATTCTCCACTATAATATTGTAATCTGCCGTCTTCTAAAGACACTAGACCAAATTTATCGTCTGTGTGATTTCTCAGATTACTATCTTTTACTACTACGAAGTAAATACCTCTTCCACATTTGATCACATTTCCAACCTTATATAACTTGCTTGGATCTTGTGGGTTGACACTATTGTCTAAAAGTTTCATTCTATTCGTCCTCCTCGTCTAAGTTGAAAATTTCATTCGTAATTTCTGTCAAGTGACGATTTTTATCCAACACATCAATCGCATCCTGCTTGTTCATAAAAACTTTTCCTTGTGCTTTATCAAACTTAAGTCCATCAGCGGCGTACCACATGTTATAAAGAATCTCATGAATCATATATTGATGTTCAATTGATGGGTTGATATGATTTACCGCATCCCATTTCTTTTGAGTATCTGCAATAGGGATTTCAAGCCCATCCCTATCAACAAAATATTTTTGTTCGTTAGGATCTACCTTAATTAAAGATTCGATGCAAGATTCTGGAATATACCCATACAAATTTTGCATTCCACGCACCTCAAACTTATAGTCATGTTCAAGTTTATAATCACGGGACACATACAACACTTTTCCAGACATATCTGGGTTTGAATCGATAAGCGTCGTATCACCGCTAATGTAATGTAACATAGATGTTCCAAGATCCTTTTTTAATACGCAAAAATAGTTTTGTCTCATTTTAAATTCCTCGCTTTTTAACATTAGCAAAAATATGGCAATCTTTGCATTCAACAACATCTACATTTCCAAACGTCTTTAACCAAGGTTTGTTGTGTACTTTCTTCCATCGATGTTTCTTATGCCCAGTAAAAATATTCATATGTTTTTCCTCCATGAATTAATAATACAGCTACTGATTCTTTATGTCAATATAAAAAGGGCTTTTAGCCCTTTAAAAAATAAAATTGTCTGCTGTCTGCTTGATTTTAACTTCGTCACTCTTAACGCATTTGTCAATTATTAACTGAGGAACGGGGCTTTTACCCCAATAGTTGAATCCTGATGAACAAACGAAGCTAATTGTCTTATCTGAAAATCCGCTCTTAATGTACTTTTTGAGTTCATCAGTAACATTAAAATCATCAATTGTAATTCCAGACATCTTAATTGACATCCAATTATTAACTAGTTTTATATCTTTTTTAGGGACTTTTAACCCAATCACAGCAATTTTTATTTCATCCCTTGCCCCTCTAAAAATATTTGCTGATCTGTAAATTTCTGAAATGTCATCAATAGTTGGGAGTTCATTTACAAATCCAGCATCGACATAATATTCATAGTCTGGTACAGATTTTGAATATTCTTCAATTTTATAAGCAACATCATTCCACTTATCATCATATAACGCGACACCAAATGCTTGCTCATGTCCCGCAGCAAACTTAACACCGTCCAGCTTTTTGAGTAAAGACATTCCATTAATGTTTCCTGGGAAGCGTCCACTTCCTTGAAGGGTGTCGCCCTTTTCTTTCAATACTAAAGTTGGTTTCTTGGTGTTTCCAAGCATTTTATTAGCAACAAGTCCAGCGATCCCCTTATCGTATTTCTCTGGTAAAATGGCAATATTATACTGACATTCCCCATTTGACAGCATTTTGATTTCCTTTAAGGCTTTTTTGACTAGTCGATCTTGTCTACTTTTTACTTTTTGAAGCATGTCAGCGGCTCGATCATAGACACTCATTTCAATATTGACGCTGTGCATCTTACCATCTGATAGTTTCCGACGTTTTTTCACTATTTCAGTTTTTCCAATCCCAACAAGCGCGTTAAATGTTAGTTTGCGTTCTTCATGATCACCGATTCGTGCGACCGCATTAATTTTAGGAATCAGTGAGAATTGAATATGCTTGATTGTCATTTTTTCTGGATCATCTTTAAAAAATGATTTCAACATTTTGTTACTAACATTTTCCATACCATATGAAACAATTTTCATAATCGAGGCATCATTCAAATCACTCATATCAGCAATTTGTCCAATGGCAGTTAAGTCCGGATAGGGAATTTTATCAGATCCAATCCACAATTTAGCAACTTGTGCTGCCATTCCAGACCCAGTAAGTTCTTTGTTTAGTTCACCATCTTGATACTGGTTGCTAATTACCATATAATTAGGATAATTTTCAGTGATAAATTCTTCGTTTTCAAGAATATGATGATCAATTACCATAACCTTTGCGCCTTTTGATTGAACCTTGTTAATTGTGACTAGATCGTTACTTGAACTATCTGGGCAAATAATCCAATCGTATTTTTCACCATCAAAAAGTTTCTCGTTAGCCTTGATCCCATGAAGCTTAGCATTTGGAAAAACTGGAATAACATCATTATTTTTATTCATCGATTTTAGAGCTTCATAAATAATTGATGAAGACATATAACCGTCGACATCGACATCAACTAGAATGGCAACTCTTAAATCGTTGTGATCTCGATAATACTTTGAAAACTTAATCAATTCTTTTTCAAACGGAAGATGCCATTCCTCGTCACAATAATCTCCCCAGACATTATTTTTTCGATATTCGATAGCACCTTTGACAATATTACCAATATTGTCGTTCGTTAGTTCAATGTTAAATCCGTTAATCTGGCTGTTTATATTTTCTACATCACTTTGTGCAATTCTCATTATTATGACATAACCTTTCTTGATCTCATTAATTCGTAAAACGGTTCTGATCCTCTATCAGTGGGGCTGTCTTTGTAACCAAGTAACCCATCACAATCATCAAATAGAACTGATACATTAAACCTTAGTAGCATTCTCTTGAACATTTTGACAATCATTTCTGCTCTTGTTTTTCTCGACTGCTCATCATTGTAATCCTTATCTAGCCCAACAATTATTTCATTGATTCCAAGTTTTGATAATTCGTTTATTTGCCAACTTGAAATACTAGATCCAGATAAGGCAACTCCATTGCCATTTCCATTCATGATTGTATCTAATTGCATGACTGATTTTTCAGACTCAAAAATAATAACTTTTTCAGCTTTTAAAATATTCCTTTTATTTTGAAACAATCCGTACAGGTTTAGGCTGGTTGGGTATGATAACACTTTTCCCTTATACCTAACGGGGCGATACTTGCCAAAATTATCTATCTCGTACTGGTCTAATGATCTTCCACGGACACCAATCAACCTTCCATTAATATCAAGTTGTGGAATTATTATTTTGTTTTCAGATATTGAATACCTTATTCCGAATTTTTTCTGTGTTTCAGCACTAATTCCTTCATCAATCCACCCACCGTACGCATAGGGGTGATACCTTTCTAGTAGTTTAGCACTTATCTCAGAAACATCTTTGTATTCATTTTCGTTCTTTTTTAGTGCTACTGCTGGATTGTAAAGATCATGTGAAAAGAACCCCTCAATTTTTCTACCACCGATAATCGTGTTTAGTTCACTCATGGCTTGTGGGTATTCGATTTCTCTATAACGCATTATAAAACCGACTAAGTTCATTGACCCACAATTTGAGTAGCAATACATTGAAACTGATAGGTTTTCATCAAAATACGCATATAGCTTATATCCGCCATCCCCATCGTGATGGTGGCAATAAGACCTTATTTGATAATACTTCCCTCTATCTTGATAATCCAAATTATAATATTTAATTACCTTATCAAGATCGCTTTTCTTATAGTCCATATTTCACCTAGAACACAAGCTGTTCTTTAACCCCGTAGTTTCCATCATTATCAATCTTAATGGTGGTTCTTGGAAGATCAATATAATTGTATTGATAATCTGTGGCGAATAGTGAATATTCGTGAAGTGTCCCAAGATCAACCACCGACCAGATAACAATGTTTTTCTTTCCAAGTCTATTTTTATAGCAAAAATTTCCAATATTTGGTTTTAAATGATAAGGATTAACAGCATCATCACTAATCAATGGCTCTAAAGACTTTAAATCCCTAGGGGTAACGTCTGCTGAGATCATGCCAAAATCAATTTTGTCAGCAATACTCTTAGAATCACGGAGAGCTTGCGATGTTCTTGACATCTCATAATTGCTATCATCATATGTTGGCGTAATTTGAGTCGCAGACATAATATAGATGTCAAGTTCTTTCGCCTTGTTGCGTAATCTATCTGTAAAACTTAACAGAATACGATCATCACGGGTGTCTCTACCACCATAAAGTTCAGATCCAGATCTTAGTAGCTTAGGTGCTGCCCAAATGTAGTCAAAATCAACGTATTTAACGTCGTAATTGAAAACATACTCATCAATAGTCGACATGACATCATCTATATCGAAGTCCTGAATCTCCTTGAAATGAAGTTTGGTCTCCTGTAAGACTTTTACACCGTGATTAATAATATTTTTTACGTCGTTTGTGTAATGTCCACGCTTAATAACTTCTGGATTAATTCTTGTAACTGCGCATATTAGAATTAATTGAATTTCTTTTTTTGAAAGTTCAGTAGAAATAAATAATGATGGCTGGGGATTTTCGTTTGTAACCCATTTTCCAGTGTTTTTATTAAAAATTTGAGTAGCAGAAACATTCACCAAATCCATCAGGCCCAGTCGTGTTTTACCACCACCAGCTTTCATAGATCTTAGAAATAGCTTTCCAAGTTGCATCCCAGAAGTGATCGTATTCATGAGACCATCATGAAACCCATAACCAAAATCAGGTGACTGATTAATGTTTTCAAGCATTTCTTCAATATCGTCACCAGCGTCAAATGATTCTGAATTTTGTTCCCAATCAGAAACTTCATTCTTAATGTCGCTGATTGTTTTTGAAAAATGATTGACAATATCTTGTTCAGTCATTGCATTCAATTGATCTTGTTGTTTGGAAAGTTTATCTGGTTCTTCCGTGTATACATCATATACACTGCTAATATCAATGCCGGAAGACAATAATTTTCTTAAAACTGTCATTTTTTTAATATAATGATAGTTTAATTTAAACATGCCTTCATTTGCAGATTCTTTTGCAGACTGGACATATTCAATTCCTTTATATCCAGTAAAGATAGAATAATATTTTTCAAATTGTTTTAAATACGTGTCAATGTCAATGGCGGTTATTTCTTCTAGCTTATCCGATTCGTTAACAATATTGTTGATAGCAAAAAAAATAATTCTATGAACGCTATTCGAAAAATCTTCTTTAGTCAGGCACACACTATCTGATAGTAGCTTAGCTGGATTGTTCATTAATACCCCAATAACACCAAAAATTTGGCTTTGGGGTGTAAGAGCCTTTAACTCATTTTTATTCAAGTAGATCATCCTCACTTATCTTAGTGATTTGTTTCCTCTCTCTTTTAGGAGGCTTGATAACTACAATAGACTTATTGTAGTTATAGGAATTATCGTTTGTCTCTCTCACATAATTATTATGATCAGCATAATAATATTTAATTAATCCAATTCCGTAGGTTGAATCAAATTTAACGTTTTTGTGCGTCTTGATCCAATCAAACGTATGCAACATTCCCTCATAAGTCATTCCTAGCGAGATATATTTTTTAATCTGGGCATACACCATCGACGGTAAAACAACTTGTCCATATTCCTCTCGTAGGCCGTGAGTGAATGCTTTTTTACATTGGTCATTATGAATAATTATGTTTAAGCACTCTCGACAGTAATTTTTATTCTTATATTGAGTTAGTTCATCTTTTTCATGCTTTATACCTTGCTCATAGCAATTAGGCCCGTAACACTTTAATAGCATATTTAACACCTCTTAATCTATTATACTAAAAAAGGCGTAGCTTATCAAGCCAACGCCGACCATTTTTACTTCAATTTGCTCGTAATCATGTTTAAAACCCAACCGATACAGAATACTGTGGTTCCGATTTTCCAGAGTAAAAGCCATGACCACGGAGTTCCCCACAAACACATAACCAGCATCCCAATTAACCCATAAACAAACACTAAGGCAACATCAGCAAGTAACGATGCTAAAGTATTAACAATAATATCCCTCATTTTCTAGTCCTCCCACGATCGCATTTCTACGATGTTTGCAAATTCTTGTTCGGTTAGGTAGCCAAGATCAACTAGTTTTGTTTCAATCAAGTCTAGTACGGCACTACGATCTCCCATATCAGACTCGAAATCAAAGTCATCTCTGTTAATCCTAATAATTGGAGCTTCACTATATGAGTCTGCCCAATTTTTAAACCCCCAGTTAATTGACTTATAGTATTCAACTAGATTGGGGTCGGCTGTTTCCATGTCGCGTCCACGCCCGATAATATCTTCGATTTCCTTTTCTGGGCTAATATCCAAGAAAACATATAGATCTGGATAATGTCCTTTAGGAGTAGCACTAATAGAATCAAGCATGTGTCGCAATAGCTTTAAATAGAGATTATATTCCTGATCTGTTGTTTCTCCTCTATCATGGATCACTTTATATACGATAGAGTCAGCTACTAGATTTGAATCCATAACAGCTTTTTCATCAACAACAGCATCTCTTAGCTGCGAAAACCTCTCATCAAGCCAGGCAATTTGTAGCGGGAACCCAAATTTTTTACGTGTTTCTTTTCCACCTGAGTAGTAATCCTTTAAAATCGGAATGGCGTATGGGTCTTCCAGATACTCTTTTGCCCCAAGATCTTCACTCAAAATCTTTACTAAAGTGCTTTTGCCACTCCCAAAAGCCCCCATAACATTAACCAGCATTACTTTACCCCCTTTGTTTGTGAATATCTAAGCATTGCAATTTCAAAATCATCATATCGTTCGATAGGAATACTAATAGGCTCATCAGTACCATCATCAACAATTACTGAAAATGTGTCTCCCCCACCACTATAGTAGAAATAAATTACATGAGATAACATAATTACAACTTTGGAGCCATCTTTGGTTTTATAACGAAACATATATATCTCCTCCTAAATTAAATATGGAATAATTAAAATATAAGCATGAATGCCAGTGTAATAGGCCGTATCATTTACCCCACTTCGTAAATCAAAATCACTTGCATCCAGATGGCGTGCTCCATATACATGAGCCAAATTATTGTATCGCCTTGCAATATTAAGCTTGACAACCTCTAAATTTTTGTCAACACATTGGTACTGTATTCCGTTAGATGAAATAGTTCCGATATATACCGTTTCGAGCTCAAATCCGTCAATTGGCTTGTAAGCATCGCTCCATTCACCCATATTATCAACCCTCCATCCGATATTCATATATCTGTATACATATACAATATATAGGTATATATATGAATAATAATACAATATATAACCATTTTATTCATTTAAAGTGTCATAAAATTCGTATTTTATTAAATTTGTGTCATTCTTAATGATTGGGGGCATTCAATCCGTCAATTAATTTTTCAAGTTGTCTTGATAATTCTGCGGTATTGATTTCTACCAACATGGCTAGTTGCTTGTTAAAATTTTCTTGCTTTTTCTTTTGAGATTCTTTCAGCAAATCGTCAGTCGACACAAAACGATCGCCGTTATCAACAATACCACCCCTTAAACTATTTTCCCAATTCCTCCAACGTTTTGAATATTCGATAATCTTTCCAATTTCGACGTTAACATTATCTTTCTTACCAGCACGATCAGCATATTTAAAAATATTAAATTTGTATGCTCCTCGCATTTCGTCTTCTGTGAGAATTTTTTCCATATGGTCCAACAAATCTTTCCCACCATGTTGATAGTGTTCTGGGATAATCTTTTCTTCTGCCATTTCAGCTCCTCCTATTTAAATTCAATTACGGTGTCTGATAAACCAATTTCATCACTGTCTTCTCCAAATACCAATGAAACTGGTTTCCCACTCCCATAGACAGCTGCAACACCACTAGCATTGTACTTTTCTTTCAGCTTGTTAGCAACAATATCCATAATGAATTCACTTCTGTTAATTGTTATTACATTCCGATTTTTATCATAATCGAACAAATCTAATAACTCTAGTAGCATATCTTGTTGAGAACTGATTTTATCATACTCGTCTTCGTTCATGATAATCTTTTTATCCATTTTTAATTGTCTCCTCTGCATATGATTGTAATTTATGATCAAAATAAGACATAATCTCTTTGCCAATGTCTTTATTAGTTGCAATAATTGGCTCATCGTCAGTACTAAACCACATGATTAAGCAATTCGTGTCTCCAAATACAAACGGATAACTAATCTTAGTGACACTTTTGCCATCCTGATCATAACGTTCAAGTTCTACATTTTGTTCATTGTAAGACCCATCAAAGAAATGATCTAAAAAGTCATACATATTTTCAACTGTTAATTTCTTTTTTCTCATATTATATTCTCCATCTTTATTTTATTAACTAAATACAATTATAGCATTAAAACATTGAATTGTAAACAAAACTTTATGTTGACTTAAAAATAATTCCGTGTTAATATTGTATTTACAAATAAATGAAAACTTAATAAGTATCATGGATCAAGCGGAAAACCTACCGCGAAACAAATGGGTATGTGCTGGCGCGGCTTTAGGGAAATTGAAGTAACGTCAGTCGAGTCAAGTAGCAAAAACTCCAAAAGCTACTAATCACTAAGATGAACGCTAAACCGACAAAATATCGGCAGGCGGAAGATGGAGTGGAAAGGGCCAAGGTTCGCGCGGCTTGTACTAAGTTAGACACTGGCAGATATGGTTTCTGTTATTTTCTATAAATAGGCACCGTGACTTAACTCAATCCGAAAGGCAGACTAACAGATATGTGAAAACTAAGCTTCTGGGACGGACGGCATAGAAGCAGAAAGTTAGTTGATTGGTTGAAATACCAATCAGAGACAATTTCTCTTGTATACGTGACGCGCTCAGTGTTGCGAAACTGATTACAAGTCTTTGCTCCTTAGTCAGTGTATCAGTCTGCACTTTTTCCATTGGCTAAGGCAAAGACTTGTTCCGCTCAACAACTCGTATTACAAAACTGGTAGCCGATACTTTCGTTACTTTAAATCCTAACTAAACAAAACAAATAACAACCAAACTTGATATTAATTGGATTTGGTTTTTGGCTTTTAGTTTTGGTGACACGTATGTGTGTCACGGTTGGTGCTAGACTAATAACGCTTATTAGCTACTAGCGCGACGTTGCCCGAAATAGGGTGAGAAACTGGCCCTTCGGCAAGAACACTACTTAGTTGATCCCAGCTAAGCCGAGCTGTTTTCTAAAGCGAGACCCCTAGCACTATGCTAATTAGAAACATATTTGGACTTATGTTAGTTAATTATGAGATTACAAAAAAGTTGTTGAAAAAAACTATATGTTGTGTTATAATTAAATCATGTAAAATATTAATAAGGAGTAATTTGTAATGAGTGGTATTGAATCTTGGAAACTACACCCAGAGTTTTGTTTTATCGAAGTGAGCACATTAGGTAACGTACGCACACTTGATAGAGTAGTGCCACGTGGAAAAGGGACACAATTCGTAAAAGGGCGAGTGTTGAAGCAACAATGTGAAAAAAACGGTTATCTACATGTGCATTTCGGCGAAAATGGAAAAAATTTTTTTAGGCTCGTCCATCGTCTTGTGGCTCAAACTTTTATTCCTAACCCTAACAACCTACCAGAGGTTAATCACAAGGATTGTAATCCAACAAACAATAACGTTTCAAACTTGGAATGGATTACACGTAAAGACAACAATCAATATCGGAACAAATATGGAGTATCATATAAAGAAGCCGCGCGAAAGAAACCTGTATGTGCAATAAACTTAGATACCTTAGAAGTATGCCGTTTCCCCTCACAAATGGAAGCGAGTCGCGTTTTGGGAGCTAACGTAGGACATATTAATAATGTTATATTAGAAAAACGAAACCACACGCACGGTTATTGGTTTACAAACGCCGATAACAAGGCCGTAGAAGCCACCAGAGTTAAATTTGGCAACAGCATGGCTCGTAAGGTTGAAGAATTGATGATTAATAAAGAATTACAATTAGTATAGAAACATTTGAAAAGGTGATATAATAGTAAAAATAGGTGATTATGTTGAATGTTTCTGAATATAAAAGAAAAATTGATCTTGAAGAAAAAGATGAAAATTTAAAAAAGTATGAAGAATTTATGAGGGGCGAAATAAAGCGTGGATATGACTATGTATTGCTATCATGTGATAAAGACATTGGTATTGGGCTAACATACGAAAGGTCATCACCACTGGCAAAAAGATTTGAGGATAAGATAAATGAAATTGGATATGTTGATTGCCATAAATTATTATCATTTCCAATTCTACCTTCTGATGAATATTTAGTTAATAATTACTCATTGATAGATGGAATTTTATACGTTGAGAAAGACATAATCATAAAATATAAGAAACTATTTTTTGATCATGATATAACTGTTCATACCAAATTGCTTAAAATAAATTATTAGTGAGGGAAATATGGAGATTGGTGATAGTGTTTCAGTTCGTGGAACGACATTAATTGGCAAGATAGTTGATATATTTGATCCATTTTATGTATGTAATAGTGATAAAGAAATGTTTTCAGTTGCAATTGATAGAAAAGATAATAAAAATGAACTGATAATATTTGAATTAACCAGTCTAAAGAAAGTGTAGAGACGAATATTTGAAAGAAGTTAAGGATAATAAAATAGAAATTAACGGGAATATGGTTTCGTTAGATGATCTATGTCAAGTTATCACTGAGTCAGATTCTATTCATGGACTAATTACTCAGAGATTTAATTTCGTTGGATCAAAAGATACTTGTGTCAGAGAAATTAAACATACGGATATTGTTCCAGAAAAAGGTTCCCACTTTTCAATTGCTGTTGCTAAATGGTGGACAACGGAAAAGGGTGATTTGGTTAATGGGGCTTCAACACTACGGTAACAAAGTTGAATGTGATGGTTATACGTTTGATAGCACGAAAGAATATAACTTCTACAAAAAATTTATTAAAGATTGTGGATTTAAATTTAAAGTTCATGAAAAATATACGCTAATAGACAAAATTAAACTTGGTGACAAAATTTCGATCAGGAGTTTAACATACAAGCCTGATTTTATTATCTTCAACAAGGATAATAGCATCAAACATGTTTATGACGTTAAGAACGGATTTACACCCTATGCAATTGATAGGGGGGCTGGTATATCTTTTAAATTGTTTGCACAGAGCATAGGAACACCAGTAGAAGTTGTAGTTGTTAGAACTCATGATTTTAAAACTAAAATATTAGGGACGACCAAAAAGTATGAAATTAAAATTAGAAAGAGTGTCGATTATGATTGGAGCGAATGTTGATGTATCGTAAATTTGAGGGGGAATTAGACGGGGTAACACTTGATGGAATTAAAGAAATCTTTTTTGATAAATATTATAACATCGAGCATGGTGCAAAGCAAAGGGTAGAAGATGCAAAATCATTTATTAATAATGAATGCGGAAAATTCTTTGAATTGTATTTTGAGAATAATTTTATTTCTGTAACACCTTCTGAACAAGTAATGTCCGAAAATGATAGTGTAGCTCATTTTTTAGAAATATTAACTACATATGTTATTACTGGTGAAGACGATGACTTACCATATAATAAAGATTTATTTTTTATTGGTAACTAGTTGACTTGGTTAGCGGATAATGTTACTATTAAATAGTTATAAGACAACATCTAGGAGGAATATGATGGAAACTCAATTGAATGAGCTAAAAGGTAATGCAGTATCAATTGTTGGGACACTAGAATCTAAGGATCTCTCATTAGATAAAGATAAGCAAGGCAACGATATTGTCAAAGGGTTAGTTCGTGTGCAAGTTAAGAATGGCAATAAGGTAAATTCTTTTGTTCTCAATGTATACAATAAGAAATTTACTAACGCTGGTAAAGAAAACAAACTATATAACGGAATTGTAACAGTTATGAATGAATACAAGTCCATTGAAGAAACTGGTAGTGAAGAAACCGCTGACCGAGTTTCCGTAAATGCAGACTTGTCATACAACATTTATGCAAAAGATGGGGATATCATGGAAAACAACCGCCTACGTGCAAGTACATTCCATCGAGTAAACGGTAATCAAGGCGCAAAGGATCAGGCAATTGGTCAAATTACTGCGGTTATTGATAGCTATGTCGACGAAGAAGATTCTAATGGCGACCCAACTGGTAAGACGTTAGTTAACGCATTTACTGTTGGTTACAATGGCCGCGTTGGCAAAATCATGAAGCTAAAGGTTGCTGGTGATCTTTCAGAACAAATGCAAAGCTTCTTCCCAACTGGATCTACTGGTGTGCTGTCGTATGATTTATTCAATTATGTGATTGTTGAAGAACAAAGTGTTGACAATAACAGTAGCTCATTTGGTGAAATTCATGAAGTTGTACAACGCAAGTCATATGTTAACGAACTTCTGATTTCTGGTGGAGAAATGCTTAAGAATGAAGAAGAAGCGTTAGATGAAGATCAAATTAACGCAGCTAAGGTTGCATTGCGCAAGCAAAAGACAGAAGCACTGTCAAATGACACCCAAAGCGTAACGCACAAGACTGGATTTGGTAGTGCTAAGCCGAAGAGTGAATCAAATTCATCTGACCCATTCGCAAATGCTGGTGGTAGTATTGATATTACAGATGATGATTTGCCATTCTAAATAATCACAATGACATTAATGGAGGAATATGAATGATTGATTTAACAAAAATTAAGGCTAACAAAGTTTCAACAGACCCATCAAGCTACAGTTTCTTGCTATATGGTAGTTCTAAGATCGGCAAGACTACTTTCGTAAATGGATTATTTCCAAATAATCGTTTACTTAACGTCATGACGGAAAAACGATATGGCGCCTTAGATGGTGCTATGGTTCAGTACATTTCTTCATGGGGCGAATTTAAGCAAGTTTTGGCACAATTAAAACGGCCAGAAGTGCAGAAGAACTTCGATGCTGTCTCAATCGATACTGTTGAAAACTTATATCGCTATGCAACTAAATTTACTGCTGGACAATTTGGCGAATTTAGTGTCGGTGATGGTGATGTTGGTTATGGTCGTGATTATACTCGACTAGATGAAGTTTGGTTCCGGGGATTAAAGGAACTAGAATCATTGCCTTATACGAATATTTTTGTATCTCATTCTACCAGCATTCAAGCCAAGATTCCATATATTGACTCTGATGAAGTTGAAAACATCCCAGATGCAACCACTAGTGAAGAAAAAGATGGCAGCAAGTTTATCGAGTTCACAAAGATCGTCCCAGACTTGAAACAAAAGGCGTTGGGACCCGTTTCAAAAATGGTTGATAATATCTTATTCGCAGAAAATAACTTGGTGAATGGCAAAGAAACACGCGTGTTACATCTACGTGGATCACTACAATACGATGCTGGGACAACATTTAAGAACGTTAAGCCTGTCATTGGGTTTAGTCCAGAAGAATACACAAAAGAAGTAAAGCGATCATTAGGTGAAAACTACTCTGAAACCACTGATAAGAAAGTCTTACATGCAGATGTTAAGGATAATGAATACGATTTTAAAGAATTACTTGAAAAAACCAAAAAGGTCGCATTTTCGTTCAGTGAAAACGATGACATGAAGTCGTTAACAACCATTGTTGAATCTGTAATTGGTAAAGGCCATAAGGTTAATGATTTAGATGAAAAACGGTCAGATGACTTGCTTGTTATTTTGTCAGAATTGAAATCAGAAGCCGATAAGAAGGGTTACTCATATGGGGAATAACTATATTGGATCTACAAATCCGGCGTTTCTAAACGCTACTGACGCATTATCCAAGGCACTCAGCAATGTTGAAACTAGCAAGTTTACCCAGGCAGAAGCATATATGATCTATTCAATGTCGTCAAAAGTCAGTCGTGCTGTTTTAGAATCTGTTCCGTATGACATGTTAGGAGATAGTGATAACAATGAGTAGTAATTTGCTAGATTGGCAAGATGAAATTTTGGGTGTCGACAGTAGTATTGATTATTTGGCTAATGTATTGGAAGCAAGAGACATTAGTATGGCTGATGGCAGATGCACCCTAGTAGAAATTGATTCACTTATCAATAAGTTAAATGGGATTAAGTGGATGTTAAAAAATGCTATGATCGGAGAAAATTGATGGCTATTTACAGCGACAAAAAAGATAAGAAACATGAAATTGATGATGTCGGTCTTGAAAAGGCCGTTAAATATAAGATCGAATTACAACGTGATAATGGACGTGCTAATTGGAATAAAGTGGCACGACTATTACGTGAAGATGGCTATGATGCAAAACAATGTGAAGGATTTCGTCAGGCCGTAAAGAACAAGCAGCATAAAATGGGTCTTTTACCAACTCAAAAAGATCAGTGGTCAAATGAACTTGACCATAAGAAAGACGCAATTAACAAAGAAATCGATCAAATGCTTCTTGAAAAACGTGAGCTTCAATTAATTAGACGAGACTTCAATAAGAATCGTCGGGCATACGCAGATCAGGAATTATTCAAGCGCGATATTGCTACTGCTTTAAAGAAGAGCATCCATATTGACATCGTAAGCCCACCTAAAACGACTTACGCATACGGGCAACATGCTTTGCTTGTTGTGCTTTCAGATCTTCACATCGGAGCAAGTGTCGACGTTGATGGATATGCGTACAATGAAGACATTGCAAAGCAAAAGCTTGAACAATATCGTGATCGGGTTGTAGAATATGCAAAGATGGCTAAGCCTGGCGTAATCTATGTTGAAAATATTGGTGATAGCATTGAAGGTGCGTACATGCGTAGTAACCAATCGTACGAAATCACCATGAAATTATCAGATCAGATTAAGACGGCTGTTAAATTAATTTCTGAGTTTGTTGTTGGACTGCAACAAGAATTGGGAATTGAAGTTTATTACACTGGTATCATGGGAAACCACGACCGTGCCAATGGAAACAAGTTTGATAACCTGCCGGATGATGGCTTTCAAACAGTCATCTCAATGGCTTTGTCAACGATCTCTGAACAGTACGATAAGTTACACGTACTAGAACCAGATAAGCAAACAGAAGATCATATTAGCGTGAACGGCACAAACGTCAAGTTTGTTCATGGGGACTTACAGAACTTGTCTAAATCAGAAACGTTAGCCACATCAAGCCAATTTGATGATATGCGGTATAGCGCTTTGGTTGGTGGACATTTCCATAGTTTAGCTATTCGTGAAGAATCTGGACTAGTTATTCAGTCTGGGTCAGTAATTGGCCCGACAAGCTATTCTGAGCGTTTGCACTTTAAAGCATCACGATCACAGGTGATTTTAGATGTTGATGAACATGGCGTTATTACGCCAATTCCAGTTATCTTATAAAAGAAAGAAGATTAAAAATTGCAATCTAATGTACTTAACGAACAGTCTGTAACGAAAAACGAAAACTATTTTAAGTGGCTATTTAATCAAATCAAGGGGTGGCCACAACAAAATTACTACTTATTCTGGTTTGCCATCGGTGCACAAGTAATGACGCTTGTTAGCAACCCTATCACATTAGTTTCATTTTTAACTTTCGTTGGTACGACTTTAGGCGTACTTTGCGTTTTGAGTATTAATGCTGCTAAATCTGTCAATGGATGGTTAGGGCTTGTATCAGCGATGCTATTCATCTATGTAGGGTTTGAAGCCAAAAATTACCTCAGCATGGCCGAACAGTTAGCATACATTGTTACTCTTGATCTGCCGGTGTTATTAGCAGTTAAGTCTTGGAACGGAAATACTGTTCATAACTTGCGGAAATTTGGCTCAAAAGAATGGATGATCGCAATTGTTGGAACATTGGTTGTTTATGCCTTGTCTGGTTATTTAATTGGTGCGTTAACAGACGATCCTCGTCCATGGATTGATGCAATTGCTTTCTCAATTAGTTTAACTGCCGGAGTTATGTGCTTCATGCGCTATAACAATCAGTATTACTGGTGGTTAGCATCTGGGTTAGCACAAATGGTTTTGTGGTTTGTATCTTTCAAGCAAGGATCAGCAACGCTTGCAATGTTTGTTAACAGTTCAATTTACTTGATGAATGATGTCTTAGCGTTCACGGTATCGCCATGGTTCTCACGAGGGCGTAAAAATGCTGGACTAGAACAGATTAAGTAATTCTATAGGAGGTACCATTATGGAAGATGAATGTGTCCCAATTGAAGTATTAGAAGATGAAAGAAAAGAAGCTAAACAGGATGCTGTGTTAGACGTAATTGAGCGTATTCACTCATTGATTGGTAATGGAATTTCTTCTCATCAATTCAAAGTTATTGCAGATGATCTGACAAATTACTACGACATTCATGACCCCATTGATGGCTATGATTACAATGTTCAATGATTTCATGGAAGAGTCTGAGCGTATTAATTGGCTTGAACAAAAAGTTGAGGAATACAAAGATAAAATTGATGTTTTAAATGATAAGATTGAGGATTTACAATATCTCAATGAAGCCCTAGAACAAGAGAATAACTATCTTAGCAATAGGATGTTTTAGAAAGGATTATTAATGACGCAAAAAGTTTTAACAACCGTTTATAGGAAAGACAATTGTAGCCAATGCCGTATGACTTTAAAGACGATGGATAAATACGATATTCATCCATTAATTGCTAATATTTCTGACTTGTCAGATGATGAAATTGAGGGATTAAAAGAAAAGGGTATGGGACACGCGCCAATCGTAACGTTTAGCTATCTTAGAGAAGATAAGGGTGTGTCCGTATCAGAAACCGGCTTGTGGTCAGGATTCCAGGTGGATGAAATTAAGAAACTTTCTAAGTTGTATAAGGATGGTGCAAAATGGAAGAACAGAAGTTCAGAGAATTAGCAATTGAACAGGTGAAAAAGTATTGCCAAAACGTAACTGGTATTACGGTGTTTGAAACATATGTTGTCTGGATCGTCAAAGATTTACAGAACAACAAGGCATTACTATCCACAAACATTCCAGATGGAAGATATTATGAAGTTACCCACGATGGAGATAAGCATGAACTGTATGTTGATGCTTACGCAAAAGAAAAGAATTTTTCAGTCAAAGTTTAATATTAATTGACAAAAGCATATCATTTATGATATGCTTTTTATGTTGATAAATGAAAGAAGGTAAATAGTGATGGAAAAAACGAAAACTAAAGATTTGGAAGTTGGTCAAGATCTATATGACTTTTATATAGATGATAATGGACATGTAAAAGCGTCTAAGGTATACGTTATTAAAAAGAACAAGACGAATTTTTACTTTTCATATGACAAGTATGGACGAACAAATAGTTATATGTGTTTAAAGACAACAGGAACACTGCCAAAGTTATGGCGACCCAGCTTTATTGAATTACACTATATCTCTGACGACGAAAATTTTGGAGAAGAATGGGAAAAACAAGTCAAAGAACGTTCACGGTACAAGGAAAAAATTGAACATAGTATTAATGAACTATTTTTTGGCAATTACAACATTGAAGATTATAAGAATGTTTCCAAATCTTTAGATGATATTTTGAAATAATATGGAGGAATTAAATATGAAAACATACAAGCAACGATTACACAAAGATTTTTACAAGAGAGTTGAATATGCAAGACAGATTGCGAAAAATAATGATGACTGTTTGCCACAAGAAAACAGGAGACTGTTTAGGTTGGCACACGGTACCATCAATAATTATACATCTAACGCAGATTTTCCGACAAAGAATAATAGAAATGTATGTTTTGGAGCGCATGGTCTTCGTTACGGTGATGGCTATACGGAGTCCAAGATTACTTCACTTTTAATTGGACTTAGTTCAGAAGAAATTGTTAACAAATTACAGAATGTAATCAACAATCTTGTTAACTAAAATATAGCTTTTATAAAGGAAGTGAACAGTTATGACCCCTATTCTTGATGCTTGCTGTGGTGGAAAAATGTTTTGGTTTGACAAAGACAATCAAAACGTTACATTTATGGATCGTCGTGAGGAAGAAAACATCATTGGTAAATATCAAACAAAACAAGGAGAAAAAGACAGGGTGTTAAGGGTTGCACCAGATATAGTTGGCGATTTTAGAAATATGCCATTCAGCAATGAATCATTTTACATGGTCGTGTTTGATCCACCACATTTACGGTATGCCGGTAAATCATCATGGCTGGCCAAGAAGTATGGCACGTTAGACGAAACTTGGCCATTTGATCTACGGAAGGGGTTTACCGAGTGCATGCGGGTATTAAAGCCGCATGGCACATTAATATTTAAATGGAATGAAGAACAAATTAAATTGAGTGAGCTGTTAGATGCTATTGGACAACAACCGTTGTTTGGAGACAAGCGTGGCAAGACACACTGGTTGGTATTTATGAAAGGAATTTTATAATGAGATTTTTAGATCTATTTGCTGGTGTTGGTGGGATTAGGCTTGGTATGGAACAAGCCGGACACAAGTGTGTTGGGTGGGTAGAATGGGACAAATTCGCTCGAAAAAGCTATATTGCAGTCCACAATCCTACAAACGAGTACACAGAGAAAGATATTAATGATATTAAAGTGAGCGATTTACCAGTTGCTGATTGTTGGTGTTTTGGCTTTCCTTGCAGCCCAGCCGGAACAAAAGTGAAAACAATTGATGGATATAAAAATATCGAAGATATTAAAAAAGGTGATCTAGTTTTAACTCATCAAGGCCGTTATCAGAAGGTTATTCGACCAATGTCTAAAATTGCTGTAGCAATAAATAAAATCAACGCAAAAGGAGTATTCGACTTACAGCTAACTGATAATCATCCATTATACGTATATAACATTAACACTAAAGAGTTTGAATGGGTTAAAGCTTCCAAGTTAAATAAAGATATTCACTATCTAACTCTAAACATCAATAGACAAGAAGATAGAATTAATCTATCAAATGATGATATTTGGTTATTGGGTAGATATGTTTCTGACGGATATAAAAGTAAAAACGCAAGTTCATATACACAATTTGCGGTAAGAAACTCTAAAGAAAATGAATTTGTTGGCCATTTAGGCGAACATGATTATTCTATTTATCATTCTGATAGAACTGCTCCTGAATATGTAATCAAAGACCAAATATTTAGTAATTTAGCTGGTGAATTTGGAGATGGAGCTAAAAATAAGCGCTTAGCAGAATGGATCGTTAATGCGCCTATTAATCAAATTAAAACTTTTATTGACGGTTATCTTTCTGGTGATGGATATATTTCTAATGTTAGAACGATGTGGTCTACTGTTTCTGAAGAACTAGCATTAGGATTACAGTCTTTGTTTATTAAGGCGTTTCATAAGGTTCCAGCAATTTATGTCCGTCACGATAGGCGAAGTGTTACTTTTAATGATACGTATAATTCTCAGATTCATAAAAAAGATGTTGGAACATTTGTAGTTGGAAATTACATGTGTACAAAAATTAAAAATATCGAAAGAACAGAGCGGCCTGTCGAAGTTTTCAATATGGAAGTTGAAAACGACAACTCTTATACACTAGAGAATATTATTGTTCACAATTGCCAAGATATATCAGTCGCTGGTAAACAAGGAGGATTCACAAATGGAAAAAGGTCAAGTCTGTTCTTCAAAGTCACAGGACTTATTAGGGAACTCAAAGAAGAAGATAAACCCAGCTACCTATTCATTGAAAATGTTAAAAACCTACTTAGCATCAACAAGGGGTGGGACTTCGCAAAGTTGCAAATTGAATTGGATGAAATCGGGTACGATGTCGAATGGGACGTTCTCGACTCAGCAGAAGTCGTGCCTCAGCACCGGGAACGCATCTTCATTATCGGACATCTTAGAGGACGAGGTACCAGAAAAGTATTTCCTATCTCAAGACAAGGTAGAAAAACTAGTAACGAAATAAAAGAAATTACTAAGGTCAATAAAAATCGCCACAGCTCAGAGGGAAATTCCGTATTAGATACAAATGGTTTGGGGCAAACTATTTCTGCAACTAGCTTTAAGCATGTGATGAAAATTGCTATTAACCAGGTTGGTAATATAAGCAACTCAAAATCATATAATGGCAATCCACAGGTTGGCCGTGTATATGGGACTGATGGAATTGCACCAACTCTAAGCACTATGCAAGGTGGTGGTCAAGAGCCAAAGATTGCTGTTGCTAAAAAACGATTTGGAAGACTTGGAATACAGGCAGTAGAAACATTTAATTACAAACGGCCAAAATATGGAGATACGATTGATCCATATAATAAACGTATTCGTACTGATGGGAATACAAATACCATAACAACAAGACCAGAGGGACTTAAAACGGCAATACTTCCAGTTACACAGGATATGCGAATCAGAAAACTAATACCACTTGAATGCTGGCGACTGCAAGGTTTCCCAGATTGGGCGTTTGAACGTGCTAAGCAAGCCGGATTAAGTGACAGCCAACTGTATAAGCAGGCAGGCAACAGTGTGACGGTGCCTGTTATTAAAGCGATTGCTAAGAATATGGAGATGTATTAAATGCAAAAAGACAACCTAAGAACTAAATTAGAAGAAGTAATTGATAGATATGGGTTAACATATGAGAGTTACGATGAAGAAGGAGATCTAGCGCCGTCAAATGTTGAATATGACTTGATTGATGATATTGTTGATCTGGTTTCAGATGAAGTTTCAGGATTTATTTTAGAACAGAACAAAATTATTTAAATCAGGTATTGACATAGCATACGTTATTTAGTATGCTATATACATATTGAAGAAAGAGGTAAATAATTATGTTAGTAAATGGAGAAAAAATTAGCCGAGGGAATATTTATATTGCAGATCTTGGTGAACGAACAAGTAAACATGATGCAACACAACGTGGCCGGCGCCCAGTAATCGTTGTGTCGAATGATAAAGCAAATGAATATTCACCGTCGGTTACGATCGTACCATTGACATCTTCAACTAGTAAGCATGAATTGCCAACACACTCATCTTTTTATCTTGAAAATCATGGTACTGAGGTCATGAATACTGCTCTCTGTGAACAAATTCAAAATATCAATGTTTATCAACTTCTATACTGTGTTGGTAGCATTGACTACAGTGTAATGAACAGCATCGACCATAACTTGATGGTAGCGTTAGGATTATGAAAGTCTGTATAATTATCAACAAGACTGACGATGGCATGTGTGTGAATTATGCGTCTATCTCAGAAGATGGACTTGAAAGTTATTACAGACATTGCTTTTATTATTTTGATGCTGAGAATGCTGTTAAATATATTACTGATCAAATTAATGAAAAACATGTTGATATTATGTCAGACAGCAAAAAGTTAATTAAGGTATTTAAGAAGATCAAGAAGTCAAAATATAAAGAAAATGTTAATTTTATATGCTTTCCAGTTGACAACGAGAAAATAAATAATGTATTTAATAGATTGCATATGATCTATAAGGAGAATAACTAAATATGGGAAAACAGAGTAGTAAAAATATGGATTTTGTTAATTTTGAAAAGTCAGACCATTTTGCTCAACGGGCATTGCAGAGATTTTGCATTGAAAAGAATGTGCTGCCAAGATGGACTACAAACATATTATCAAATGGGACAAAACAAAAATGTGTTAGTAATAGCAAAGGAACGATTTATAGTGTAGTATATCATGAAGTAAAAATAATTGTTTCTCCAAGTAATAGAACTATTGTTACATGCTATCCTGTAAATAATATTCAATCTTTGTCTAAGCTGGCCGAAAAAGGCAAGGAAAATGAAGCTACTAAGATGGCAATTGATGCTATCAATCAGGGTATTCAATCTGTTGTACGTAAAAAGAATAAAAGGATCAGAGAGATAATTAACGCAATTAAAGACATGGAAGATATTCATGTTAAAACTACCAGAGTTGATTATTACGTGAAACAGGAAAAACAGATTGATGAGATGTATGATGTGTTAGACAAAGAGATGACAGAAAAACATACCATTTCGGATGTGTTACAAAATATTCATATTTATTAACGCAATGTTAATATTATTGAAACAGTCTTGAAACATTAGTGTGTTATAATAGTAACTAAAATAAGAAAGAGGTTTTTAATTTATATGAAGAAAAGTATTATTTTAACAGGACTATCATTGGTAGCTGGGCTAATTATTGGTGGGGCATCTGTATCAGCTAATACGGTCACTGTGCAAGCTGGAGATACGGTTGCGGAAATTGCAAGTCAGAATGGTACCACAGTTCAACAAATTGTGAACCAAAACAATTTACAAAACCCAAATCTGATTTATGTTGGGGATAAGATTGTCATCCCAGGTGGTAATAGCGCAGTCACCAGTAGCTCAGTTGCTAGTGAAACAGTTGCTAATGGAACTACGGCGACAAACCAACAACCACAACAAAGCACGAAATCAAGCGATCAAAATAACTATCAATCGGTAAGTGCTACAAGTGGCACGCTGTCGTCGTCAGAAAAGCAAGCTGTTGTCAATCAAATGGAACAGCGCACTGGTGTGAGCGCATCTGAATGGTCACATATTATTTATCGTGAATCACGAGATCAGGTTCATGCGTCAAATCCTTCCAGTACAGCTACAGGATTATTTCAAACTCTTCTGGGCGGTGAAGGTGACGTCCAATCTCAAATTGACAATGCAGTTAGCCTGTATCAAAAACAAGGTATGCAAGCCTGGGCATTAACTAACTAGATCTACTAGACACGCTTTGCGTGTCTTTTTTTATTGACAAAATACTAAACTGGCGTATACTTAATTATTAAGAGGAGGATTTTTTACATGCAGATAGCGATTAATATTTTGATTGGGATTGGCGTATTTGCAGCGTTATTATTTTTATCATTTCTAATTGGTGTGGCAGTCGAATGGGTATCAAAGACAAAATTTTGGGATAGAATAAGTCATTCGCATAGCATTGTGAAGATGTTCGATGTAATATTAGTTATAATTCAAGCAGTGTTATTGATTATATTTGCTTTGATTATTATTTTAGCATTTGTTGTTACATTTTATTTTGCGGGAGTTGCAATAACTGGGAGGAATTAGCATGATTATGAATAGAGAGCCAATCGGGACAAATTTAGGAAGATTGGCGGATAAATATATTTTTGAAAATCCACCCAAATACTGGGGTGAGATGTTGGCACAGATGAATAGTGCTGCAAAGATTGGACATAGACACACAACGACCTATAATAAAGATATATTTGATTATGTTTATTGTAACACTGATCAGTATAAAACCATTTGTAAAATCGAGAATATTAAATTTGATCTTGATGAGGAGGGCGAATGTGTCTGTTTTTGGTGGTAGAATGAAGAAAAATACAAATAAGTTGGGAGATTATCTCAGAGATGTAACTCATAAACATCTTTTGACTGAGCCACCATCTTGGGACCATTGGGAATATGTGATGAAACTTCACGCAGTTGATGGTTCTGATCACGTTCTTGTCAGTATAAATGACGACAATAAAAATGATCAGTTCATCAAAGATGTTATAGAAAACAATATGTGGTATACCACGTATTCAAGTTATCAGGATATTTACTTTTCTCGTGAAATGGATCGTAGGTTCGGAACTAATTATTTTAGTTTTCATTGGGGGTATTAAAAATGTTAGATGAGATAACCAGTGCAAACATGAGTAAGAAATCTGGGATTTCTAATTCGAGAAGAGACTTTAATTTATTGACAGGTCGAAAATTTAAGAACGTTTTGAAGTGTATTGATCATGAAGCGGGATGCGGACGAGCAGGAACTATAATTCCAAACACATTTAGAGATGCTGAAATTCACACCGTATTCAGAGAACTTGAAAAAAGAGGATTCTATGTGAGATTGCTCCCAAATAGGATTGAAATTAGGTGGCAGTGAAAAAGTGACATCGTTATAAGCCGTCTAAGAAGTTTTAAAAATATAAATGACTATTTATGCGTAGATGGCATTAAAGTTTCTTAGGTGGTTTGATATTAGCAAATGCGGTTATTGTGGACGTGCCACGAAGATTTTTTAATAATAAAATGTGTATTTTACACAACAGGAGGATATTGATGAAGTATTTAGTTAAAGATGAATATTATGACTTAAAAGACGAAGATAAGGTTTTACACTCGGTTTATCGTTTAGTTGATAATGAAACACCATCGGGAGCAATTTTAGGCGATCTCGCTGAAATGATGCTTCCAGAATATCAACATGACAAATGGGAAAAGTTGTTTCAAGAAGACAAAGTCGGCTGTGGAACATCAGAGGTTTACGAGTTTGTCGATGGAAAAACAGTTGGTGAAAATTTGATTAGTATTGTGATGAAAGAGGGCGCTTATATTGAGTAAAACATCAAAAGTAATCATTACGGTGTGGGTGACTGCTATGGCATTGGGCTTTGTTGCTCTTATCATAGGTGGACTTTTGTGGCGACCAATCTTATTGCCGGCAATTGCAGTTCTAATGGTCGGAATGGTATTAGAAATGTCTGCTATGGTATTCGTACTTATAAAAGATCTATGGTTCTAAAAATGTGTTGACTTACAAAATGTAGTATGCTAACATATATCTTGTAGGGAAATGAAAAGCACAAACTTCCAAGTTACAGGAGCGCCAACTCCTGTATATTGCGTCCTTAGCTCAAATGGATAGAGCAGGAATCTTCTAAATTTCAGGTTGTCGGATCGTACCCGACAGGACGCATAGCGGGATTAAGATAACGGTAGTCTATCGGGGTGCGCACAGTAAAACTGGCCCGAAAGCGCTGGTTCGACTCCAGAGTCCCGCATAACGTGTCCTTAGTATAATTGGATAAAACACATGGCTCCTACCCATGAGATGACAGTTCAATTCTGTCAGGACACATATTAAAATATATTGGAGGAATTTTAATGGAAGATACCGATGAAATGCTATATCAGGCCACCAAAGCAGCTAATGGTTTTGATTGGACGTTTGATCTGAGAGCAGCAATTGAATACTATACCGATGTTTATATGACATCCTATGATGAAGCAATCAAAAATGGCAAGACGGAAGAAGAATCATCACAAATTGCTCAAAACTTGCTAATCGTGATGATGGAATACGGTGATCAAATTAATGGTGATACCGATGAATGATAAAGTATGGGTTGTGATATACGTTAATGTTGATGGTAATTATCCAGGAGATCCAGTAATAACCGTATTTAAAAATAGAAGTGATGCCATGCAAAAACTTTATTTTTATACGCGTGGCGAGGGTACAGAACAAGTTAATGGCCTAAACGGTGATTTAGAGTATACTTATCACGATAAGAATTTTGTCGTGAAATGTGCAAAAAGAATTGTGTTTATCTAAATCACACTTTTATTTGCAAATAATAAGTAAAAATCATATTTTATACGGATGTGGATAGAGAAAACGGCTACTTGGAAAAAGTTGTAGGTGAATAACAAATGTGGTTTAAAAACAAAAGAAAAGTTGAGGAGCTTGAATATCGCATCGCCAAAATCACTGATTTTAATAAAAAAATGATTAGAGTCGGGGCATTTAATGGCTGTATTGGCAAATATGTTCGCACAGTTGACAATACAAGCCGGTTTAGTGGTGGTGGTGAGATAGTATACATTGATCTTCCATCACGGATATATAGAATTGTTATGGTAAACGAACCAGGGTCTCTGGCTTTACAGGATTGTAACGGGAAAATACGTGATTTTTCTATTGATAAGATTTTAAGATTAGCTTCTGACGATGAGATTAGTGATTTTAAAAAACAAGAATTAAAAAAATCAAAACGTCAAATAAATAAAGGGCAAATTAGAGGTGATACCATTGGACACAATGATCGATAAGAAAAGCAGATTTGAATCAATCAGAGATTTTTTATTTCACGAGAAACAGGGGCCAGAAGTTTTTGTATTAAGTGTTGTAAACAATAGCAACGTCACCAATACCGTATTCAAAAATTATAAACTTGCACACTATGAGTTTGCACACACACTAGGCAGCTATGGTGCCTCAATGTATATTGATACAGACTTGTCTAAAGAAGCAATTAGTAGTGATGGAACTAAAATTCAGCTACGAACAGAATCTCTAATTGGAGGGTAAATATGAGTGTTGAAATTAAAATCTATAAAAATTGGACGATTAAAAATGATCCAAGAAGTAGTGCTGGACTAACATTGCAAAAGTATGGCGATAAGAACAAGAACAAAAAACAGTTCTATTTTCCGTCTATTGATTACGCACTTGCGTTTTGTGCAAGATATGTAATCAACAAAGACAAGGAAAAGGTAAAAACTTTAGATCAATATTTGGAAAAATATAGAGATCTATATGATCATATGCACTCCCAATTTATTAAGAAAGAGGTTGTATCAAAAGATGAAAAAAAATAACAAGTATTCGAGATACAATTCTTTTTTGAATGGGGGGGTGTCTCGTAAGCGCTGGAACTTTGCTCATGGAAATTATAATATTCCTAGGGGTGAGACATTTGCCACGTTTTACAAGTCCGTAGAAAAGAGTGGGATTGTTGTTGATCTTGGAAGCGGATATAGCGTAGCAATCACAGACGACATTGTTGATGATTATTCCAGAAAAGATGTACTTGCTGTATATGCAGTTCTTCAAGCAACTGGATTTAACGATCAAGAAATTGGTAAGATTATTGATGATCACATGAAAAAGTTAGGGGCACAATAAATGTTAAAAAACAATGAATATCTTAACGAAAGAATTGCGGATATTTTACAAGAAATTCCGATTGACTTTTTCTTTCTTTCTCCTGGAGAAAAGATTATCCGTAGGGACAACCATCAAATTATGTTGAGCGAAAGAACAAAAGATTTACTTTTGGAAAAAGAGCTAATTAAAGATGATAGTGAAACAAAAAGTAATACTTTAATCGTCAAAAATATTCCAGATGGATTTACTTATATGGGTAATATTTTTTCAGATGTTTATGCTGTAAACGATGATGAAATCGAACTCGGAAAAACTGGAGACATTGTACTATTTTATGTAAAATAATTGTGAATTATTGTTTACTTTCGTTGACATATGTGTTATTATTAATTCAGAGCAAGAATAACAACTAACTAAGAGATATTTCTAAAAAGAAATGTCTCTTTTTTGTGTTGATAAAAACATAGTTTGATGCTATAATTGTTGCATTGGGAGGAAAATCAATGAATAAACAAGAATTAATTGAATATGGCTATGGCAACCTACACGGACATACTGACTTATCTAGTAACCTGAGACTGCTAGACAGCTCAATCACCGTAAAAGAGATGCTGGATTATAGTACAAAAATTGGAATGAAAGCAATTTCATTTACTGGACACGAAGCTTTGTCCGATCATATTAAAGCAGAGAGATATTTCCATAGCAATCCAGATAAGTTCAAAAACATCAAGCTTGTTTTGGGAAATGAAATTTATTTGGTTGACCGTGATGAGATGCAAGAAGCAGAAAACAATAATGAAAAGTTCAGATTTAGTCATTTTTTATTAAACGCACTTGATAAAAAAGGACATGACTTTTTACAAAAACAATCTTCACTGGCATGGTCACATTATCATCGTTACCGTAGTATGGAACGTGTGCCGAGCTATTATGATGAAATTGAAAGTCTAATGAGTGATGGAGATTATAAAGGGCACGTGATTGCGTCAACCGCCTGTTTAGGATCTTTTACGTCACAAGAAATCTTGGCATATCAGCAAGATAATGACAAGTCGCACTTTGTAAACGTTAAAAATATGATTCTGTGGATGGTAAAAGTATTTGGAAAGGAGAATGTTTTTCTTGAACTTATGCCAAGCCACCATGAAGAACAGATTATTGTAAATAATTGGTTACAAAAAATTAGTGCTAAAATGAATATTCCATATATTATTACTACTGACGCTCATTATTTAAATGAAGCTCAACGTCCAGTCCATAGTGCGCTACTGCTTTCAAGAAACTCTGATCGCGACTTAACTGCATATGATACGGCTCACTTGTTTAGTGTAGAGGAACTGTTTGAGTTCTTTGATGATGATGTATTAACTAATGCCTTTAAAGCATTGCACGGAATTTTTGATAGGGTTGAGGACTATACACTAGAACATTCTCCAATTGTTCCAGAGGGTCGTATTCCAGAATTTGAAGATCCAAAATATAGCGATTTCTACCGGGGGAAAGAATTAAAAAACATTAAAACGATGGTAGACAGCAAGTACAAAACCGATAGATATTTAACGAAATTGGCACTTGATGGATTAAAAAAATACAACTTAGTTGATAAGGAAGAATATCTTGAACGCTTAGATCTCGAAGTTGGAGAATTGGTTAAGATTACTCACAATATTGGGCAGCCTATGAGTTCTTACTTTATTGCTCAACATGACTTTGTTAATATTATGTGGTCTCAAAGTTTGGTTGGACCCGGACGTGGTAGCTCTTCGTGCTGGTTGCTAAACTACTTAATTGGATTAACACAAGTTGATGCTCTTAAGTACAAGTTGCCTCATTATCGTTTTCTATCAGCAGAACGTGTCACTGAAAACAAAGCATCAAACTATCCCGACATCGATACAGATTCAGAAGGAACTAAACGTAGTAATATTATCGAAAAAATTAGAGAAATCTATGGCAAAGATAAAGTCTTGAATTTTTCCACTTTTAGCACAATTAAAACACGTAGTGCTATTCAATATGCCGGACGTGGACTTAATATTGATCGTCCAGAGATTGACTATATTGTAAGTTTACTGCCAGCAGATGGACACAATGAGTGGCCAATTACGGATGCGCTTCTTGGAAATGATAAAGAAGACCGTAAGCCATCAAAAAAGCTAACAGAAGAGATTTCTAAATATCCAAAGTTGAAAGAGACAATTCTCGGACTATTTGGGCTTGTCGTTGGTAGAAGTGAACACGCTTCTGGTGTATTAATTGCTAATGATTCTTATACTGCTCACAATGCTTTAATGTATACTCCAAAGGGGATTGCTGTCACACAATTTGAAGCGGACGATTCTGAATACGCCGGCATGATCAAGTTTGATTTTTTGTCTTTGTCTGCTTTAGATAAGATTCATTCAGCTATTGACATGTTGGTGAGAGATCATAAAATTGAAGAACAAGGGTCACTACGTCAAACATATATGAAATACTTTGGTCCAGAAGCACTCGACATGACGGATATAGATATGTATAAGATGTTGTTTAATGGAGATGTCATTGACGCTTTTGAATTTAGCTCATCCGTTGGCTATAAGACGCTACGCAAATTGAATGCTCGCGATTATTTAGCCTTGGTATCTGCTAATGGTCTTATGAGACTAACTGGTGGTGACGATGATGAATTGGCGCTTGACAGATACATTCGTTATCAGAATAACCCTGATGACTGGGACAAGGACATGGACAGTGCGGGTCTTAATGGCGATGAAAAACGATTGATGCACGAATTACTTGATGATTACAAGGGGGTTAATAACTCACAAGAGCGGTTAATGCAAATGGTTCTTAAGATTGCTGGCTATTCATTGGAAGAAGCTAACAAGTTGCGTAAGTCGATTGCTAAAAAAGACAAAAAGAAACAAGAAGAACAGCATCAATTTTTCATAAAAAAAGCAAAGTCATATGGATTACGCGATGAGTTTGCAAACTATGTGTGGGATAAACAAATCGCTATTCAATCGGGTTACGCATTTTCCGTATCACATTCTTTACCATATACGCTTGTACTAATGGTTGAAATGAATATTTGTAAACGATTCGATCCCGTCTATTGGCAAACAGCAGTGCTATCAGTAAACGCCAAAACATACGGCGATGAATTATCAAACCCAGATTACAATAAGCTCGCTACTGCAATTGGACAGCTTCCAAAAGGGCTGGTCACATATCCAGATATTAATGACAGTGAGGTTGGATTTGTACCTCAAATTAATGGACAATCAAAACACATTCTGCTTGGACTTAATGCGATTTCTGGAATCGGAGAACAAGAAATAAATGAAATCATTGAAAAACGTCCCTATACGTCACTTGATGATTTTATGAACAGAAGCTCAGACGTCTTCTCAACAAAAAAGATGGTCCTGTTAATCAAATCTGGTGCCTTAAATTGCTTTGATGAAAATAGACGAAAACTGATGATTAACTATATCTCGAAGATCGTTGAGCCAAAGAAGAAATTGACAACTGTTCAAATTAAAAAAATTGGTAACTACATTCCAAAGGAATTTGAGAATCAAAAGAATGCTTATCTAATGAAAGACTATGTCAAAAATGACAAAACATTATATGACAGTCCAATTGGACGATGGTTTTTAAATGTTATTAAACCGCTTATTTCTGATTACGAGAGTACACTTAGAAATAAGCCAGAAGGAGACTTTTGGAGCATTGAATATGGTAAAATTATCATAGATTCAAAACGTTATAATAAGTGGTTTAATGAGTATTCTAAGCCACTTAAAGATTGGTTGAAAACGGATGAAGCTATTAATATTGAAAGAAAGGTTAGATGCTCTGAAATTTGGAAGAAAGAGTGCCAAGGGAACCCAGAACACTGGGCATTTGAAGCCTTAAACTTCTATCCAGAAAAACATGAACTTGAAGTATCGAATTTATGGAGCCAACTGCCATACAAATCTTTTAATGATCTAAGTCCAGAACCAAAACTAGTCAAAACAGTTAAGTCAAAAAACGGACGGGAGTTCAATATTTATCACACATATATTATCGCTGGTACAATTGTTGCAAAGAACAATGTAAAATCAACTGTTAGTTTACTAACTCCAGATGGACTTGCGATTGTATCTCTTGGCAGAAACACATATTCTAAGATCGGTAAAAAAGAAATGGTGGGAAAAGGCAAAAATAGAAAGTGCATTTCAGATAGTTGGTTAGAGCGGGGCGAGATGCTCGTGGTGACTGGCTATCGGCAACAGGATTCGTTCAGACTTAGAAAAGATAGTAATATGAGTACAACGGTGATGCTGGCCAAAGGATTTGGAGATAATATCGTATTACAATTTGAAAAGTAAAAAAAAGAGACACTCATTAGAGTGTCTCTTTCGTATTATCTAACGGCATAACCTAATGTTAGACCATAAAAATCGTATTCGTCGATATTCATTTTCTTAACCATAGCGTTAAATTTTCGTTTATCAATCTTACCATCACCGTATTTTTCATGATAGATCATATCAAGGTAGTCACTTAAATCATGTTCATTTAAGAATACAGACATTCCTTTGGCGCGTGATCCAAACAGAACTGCACGAGTGATTCCAGCTTCTCCATCTTTTACTTCAATTTTAGCCATAAAAATTCTCCTATTCGATGTCAATTCCAAATGCGTTACTTAACTTGTCATCATCATGATTCTTCAAATAACCCTCAGTAGTTTCTGAGCTGGAATGATGAGCAATTAACTTCAAAACTTCGATTGGCAATGCGTCTTTTCCAGATTCGATTAGAACGTGGTGGGTGCCCATAGAGTAATTTTCAAGCCCAGTCCTTCTGAAATCATGAGGATGGATAGTAATTTCTTCTCCAGTAATTTTGGATAAAATACGTCCAAACTGGTTGCACCATTCATAAAAAACGGAATAGTTGATCCGATGTCTTTTATCACCATAATCTGAAACCCACAATGAATCAATATCATCTTCACCACGCTGTTTTAAATATAGGTCTGCAAGCTGTTGGGTACGTTTAAAATAAATTAACTGGAATCTTTTTGCACGTTTACCGATGACTGTGTTCGTTTGATTAGATTTAACAAAGTCTTTTTTGTTTACTTGAAGAATTTCATTTCTTCTACCACATGATTCGTAGGCCAAACTTACAAACAAAGCCTTCTCATATTTCTTATGTCGGACTAAATAATCTAATAACGTGTTAATTTGTTTATCAGTTAAATAAGTGTGAGACTTAACTGGTTCTTTAATTAGACCTTTAATGGCGTGCATTTCGTTAATGTCATAGTCATAGTCTTCACTAATCATTAAATACTCTAAGAAATTTCTTAAGCTACTTTGGAAACGATTAATCCTAGCGTGGCTAGTGCCATCGCGTTGCATCAACAGAAAGAAATTTCTAAAGTCCTTACGTTTCAATTGTAAGACGGTTTTCTTAGGAAACTTTTTATTTGAATAACACAAAAAACCTTTAATGTCAGCACTATATTGATAACGTGTCTTAACAGCACGTCCATTGGCTTCAAGTTCTAGGAGATAATCATCTAAAGCTTCTTTATCTTCATCTTTAACTTTATTGTCCCAAACTTCTTGGTCAAATAGTTCCATTGTCTCTCACCATTCCTTTTCATATACTATATGTATGCCCCTGATCGGGGCGATTGTTAAGCTTGACTAGCCTGTGATTCTTGTACAGCAGATTCACTCGTTACAGGAGCAACGGCAGATTCTACTTGAGATGATGCAATAGAAGCTTGTGATTCTGCAACGGATGCTTGTGATGCGGCCTGTGATACAGCTTGACTAGCTGCTTGTTTTGTGTTATTGACTTCGCTTTGAACTTCTGTCTCAGCGTCTTCTTGGATCGTTGGGGCTGATACAGTTTGAACATCGGTCACAACACCGAGCATACCAAGAATCGTTAATACCGTGTTAATAACAGCAACAATACTGGTCCAGTCTCCAGGGAATTTAATCCCAAAGGCAAACAATACTTGTTGGATCAACACGATCAATAATGAGATAATCCCAGCAATTAACTTACCATTTAAGCTTCCATCAGCATTCTTAAAACTAATTTTTTTCATTTTTTTCAGCTTCCTTTTCATATAGGTGTTTAAATTCCATATCGTGACCATCTAGTCGCCCTTCGGCCTTAATAATTCTATTTTCAAGACCATTAATCTGATCGGCGCTTTGTTGTCTGAACTTCATGCTCTCGTCAGTAAATTTGTCAATTCTGTTGCTCACTTGATTAAGTGGGTTCCTGACAGTTTTGTTTAAAATCCAATTAGCTAAAACGCAGACACTTGTTATGATCGCCACAATTGACCCCCATTCGTCCCAACCTAAACCGAGAAAAATGTGCATGATTACCGCACCACCAAACGTTGTCCAGGATAAATGGTCGACCAAGAATAAATACCATTTAAACTGGCTAATTTTGACACAGTTGTACCGTTATCATTGGCAATCTTCCACAAACTATCACCTGAAACGACCGTGTGATACGTGTGAGAGACACCAACAACTCGCTTACCGTAGCTTTCACCACCATTTACACCTAATGCAATGTAACCGTAGTAACCGTTAGATCGTAAGTATCTCGCCCAAACATAGTCAGACTTGATAATTACTTGGTTGTACTGAACGCTTTCACCACTAAAGTAAGTAGCTACCTTAGAGTACCCAGTTCCTGCCCCAGAACGTACATTTAAAGTTGTGTTAGGGTAGAAAGTGCCATTTTGGTTGTAGGTTTGAGAGCTTGCTTTGTTATTTGAAGTTGAGTTTGAACTAGAACCTTGCTTTGTAACATGTTCTGCTAATGTCCAACCAACAGCAGTGCTACCACTCTTTAATAGTAACATCTGGTTTGACTTACCCTCAGTGACTTGTTTTACTTGGCCAACCGTATAAGTCTTATGAAGAACAGAGCTTGAAATTGGCGTCTTGGTGTCTCCAGCATCCCATTTTGCGACACTAGAATTAATCTTAACTTTATCACCAACTTTATATCCACCGACATAATACTTGGTTACATCTTGCTTGTTGGCTGCGTTGTCGCCAATCCACCACTTAACAGGATGCTTTGAGGTGATAACCTTGTTGGTATCAACTGCTAAACTAAGGCTTGTTGAATAACCAGAGTCTGTGTGTTGCCATAAAGCCGGGTCTTTGAGATAATGATTGCTGTAGTTTGCTTCCCAGAATCCGTCGTAATTACTCATTGATCCGATGTAGTTATTGTAGAAATAACTGCCGGAATACAAGATAACTGGACGCTTGGTCAAACTTTGCATCTCACTACCCCACGCTGAAACAGCACTTGAATAACTACCAGAAGTAGTTGTCATTTCTTCGGCATCGTTAGCAAAAAACTTAGCATGTGGAGCGCGACTATGCAGATCCTTCGCTTCTTGTTTGGCATCCGCAGCGTTGATATAACGCGAATACGAATAAACGCCATATGGTGTCCCAGCCTTTTCAAGATTAGCAATAGTGTTTTTATATTGCACATCTTGATAATTAGATCCGTACTGAACCCGCACAATAACAAATGACGTCTCAGATTTTAATGCAAGCGCCTTTTGATAGGTAACTGCGCCTTGCCATTCTGAAATATCAATAACCTTTTTAACAACCGCACCATCGCTAGTATTAGCAGCTTTAGCTGTTTGTGGTAAGGCCGTGGATCCAAACACTCCTAGTGCCAGAGCAGTCATGGAACCATATAGTGCACGTTTTACTTTATTTTTCATTCTGTATGCACCTTTCTATAATATTTCGTGATTTATTTCGATTTAAAATTCAAATTTTATTGTTACTTAGGGTTGATGACAATATCAGCAGAAACTTGCAACTGCATTGACGTTGTGATTGCTGTCGCGGTTCCGGCAGTATTATGCTTAATTACCGATACTGCACCACTCGGTTGCCAAAACAATGTATATAAATTAAAATTAGACCCCTGCTGAATAACACCAATCCTCTCTGTAATAGTACCAATAGAAGAAGGTAAATTAAACAATACGGGAGTAGCTCCAGCTTCAAGGTCTGCACTTGGAGATACAAAACCACTAACATGCAAAATGTTTCCAGTTAATACGTATTTTAAGGCTCCTGTACTACTGGTTGTGCCTGCTCCGTAGAATGCTGGCTCAACATCTAAAGTGCCAGACGTTTGAGTAACAAGCTTCTTCCATGGGTGAGTAATAAATGCGCCGTTACCATCTGTTTCGATAGATGTTGTGTAAATATCACGAGACTGGTATGGATGAAGTTCAAGTTGATTATAAACCCACGTAGGGTTACCAGCAGAACCTGCTGGTCTATTTGCTGGTGAAGCAGTTTTAATATCAAGTGTGAATACCGTTGTCACAGGACAGTTCAATAATGAACCGGCGGCCGCGTTAGAGTTGACGCACAAATGCTCTGTATTGCCAGTATTGTTAACGTGGGTAAATAAATCAGTACCATTAGGAATAGAAGTGTACTTTATTTTATTGTCAATAAGTGTGTTTACTTGGTCGTTAGTCATGACGCCTTGCGGACCAATAGGCCCAGTATCACCCTTGTCACCCTTAGCAATCGTGCTGGCGGCTTTGTTCATCGCCTTAACAAAGTCATCATAACTAATTGATGTGATAACTGAACCAGATTGACTTTCAATGTTATTATTGATTGTAAATCCTGTTAAAGCACCACTAGGGTAGATAGCAACTCCGCTATCATAAGTCACCCATACTTCTAACAAGTAAGACCCTGCTGGAAGACCACTCATAAAGTCAGAATCAAATTTAATAACCACTTGACCAGACAGGGGATCTGGAATATTATCAGAAGTGACTGTTTGTTCTTTCAGGTAGCCGGTGCTATTACCTATCTTAGCAATAATACTTGTTGCGTTAGTAAGGTCAACAGGGTTGCTATCTTCGCCCAATACCATTGTGAAACTGGTAGTCGTATCACCAATTTTTACGGTTTGAGCAGAAGTATCAGCATATTCTAATGTCTTTGCCAAACCAAATCATTCCTTTCTATCGCTTATCAAAGTCAACATCTAATGCAATACATAATGCGTCATAACACGTTGCTTCATCGCCAGACACATTAATATCTGCATTCAATAAGAAGTCTTGGCAGTCTTTTTTGTGATGTGAATAGGTAGCTTTTTCAATTTCGCCATTTTCCATCATTAATTCAAAATACGATTTTCTGAAAGCTACATCATTTTCAGGCGTAAAGTTGTATTGACCGTCTTTAACAATCAATTCACCTTTATCGTCTTTATCGGCGTATTCTTTAATTAGGTCTTTTTGAAGACCAACGATTTCATCATTTTTATCAGACAACATTTTAATTAAACGAGTCCTAGCAATTGATTGATAGCCAGCAAGTGGCAATCTCTTTAGGAACTCAATTGATGGTGCAACAAATTGGTTTTGTAATTCAAATTTCATAGCTTAATTCCTCCTATTTTTCTTCGCTAGTTGGTCTTAATGCTGTTAAACTGTCAATCAGCGTATTAAGAACTTTTAACTTAACATTATCGACACCACCTACAATAGCAGTGTTAAATTCGTCCATAGTAATACTTACTTGTGAACTAATTGCCAATGTGTTAATCTGAACACTAATAGTCATAATGTTATTTGTGTAATCTGGTTTATAATTCATAATTAAGATGTTATTCATTTAATTTGTCCTCCAGTTTGTTTAACCTTGATTCTAGTTCCATATTATGGCCGTTCAAGGCAGAAATTTGTTTTTGTTGTTCTTGGATAGTTGCTAAAGCGGCATTTAACAGCACACTGTTATCAACACCGCTTAGTTTTCCATTTTCATCACGATTAATAAAAATGTCTGGTAACTGCCACTGCTTTGTTTCGTTAACGTCATCAACGATACCAGACAACCTAATGTGACTGGTGTTATCATCTGTTTTATATTGATAGGTTGCTAAATCAATCGCATTAACTAATTGTGCCCAGTAAGCAGTATCTGCTTTCTTTACGTCTCGCTTAACACTAAGTAGTGATGAATTAACAAGGCTTGTGTAATGAACTGCACCAGCATAAATATCAACAGTTCCACCTCCGCCTTTAGCAAAGTGGATAGCGCCCTTATCAGCACTAGTAACTGTGTGACCAGTATTAATCTGGATATTTCCGACGTCTAGTTCGCGATTAAACTGAATAGGATTGTTTCCAGACGTGTCTGTACCAAAGTTCGCAATATCAGATCCTGAAAAATTGGTAACTCGCCACCAAGTAGAAGCTTGGTCTGCAATGATATTTCCATAACTGTTAAACGTAACACCTGTGCCATTCATTTGAAGACCGCTAAAATGAATAGATTGTGTGCTACCCCACAGGTGGATTCCGTTTAGTGGGCTAAGAACAACTTGACCTGTTAGTTGATTACCAGAAACAGATTGCGAGAACGACGTGTCTTTACCATTCGTAAATCCAGAGTTTAGCGAGATTGCATCACCACTAAAGTTACCATCATAAGCCTCGTATTGACTACCAGAAGCATTTATAGCACGGTACATAGTTCTTAAACCGCCACCACTCATCTCTGTCCTTAGAGCGTCCATCGAGTTAAATAACGTCGTAGAAGCTTTGCCAGTAGGTTCGATGGTAAACGGATAAAAATTACTAGTATTATTAGCATTATTGATAAGGTCTCCACCGTGAAAAGTAGTTGCATTAATGGTTGAACCGCTAATGATACTACCTAAAACAGTACCGGCACTAACAACATTACCGGCGTCTGGTTGGTAGCCAGTTGAATGAGCAGTTTGTGTCAACATTGGTTGACTCCACGCGACGTGTCCCTTACCGTTATAAGCCCAAAATTGCAAAGCCACGTACTTGGCGTTGCTTGGGGCGACCACGTTATCAATGGTGAAATAAATACTGCCACTATCCCCACCAGTTGCTGTGTAGTTAAACCCCTTAAAACCACTAATACGTGAATTACTATTCTTATCAGTGAAGAACGCTAGAGCACATTGGAACGACATTCCACTAGCAGAACCGTAGTCTCTGAAAGTTCCAGAAGCACTATACGGAATACCAGTCTGTGTCACAGGCTGATAATAGGTCGTCGCGTAATTATCCCAACCTGTCGTCGTGCTTGCCCAGGCTATAGCTGGCAAACCATCGTATAAAACGGTGTCGGAATAGTAACCTTCACCATTCATATTCCAACCAGGAATATATGTCCCGTTGCCGCCAGACAACGATGAATTATAAACTAAGTTTGTTGAACCACGAATGATTAAACTTGTGGCGGTGACAAGACCGTTCGAGTCTACTGTGAAAGTCCCGTTGTTAGTCGTAAAAGTATTGGCCGCGATGTCAGCCGCTGTCAATTTCTTGCCAACAAGGAGTGTGTCAATATTCGCGCTTTTCATAATAACAGGGTCGACACTATCAAGGAAAACACTTTTTCCAGATAATGTTAATTGACCACTAGATGAAATCAAAGTGTTACCAGCTTGTAAGTTGATTTCGTCAATTAGGTCGTCTTTTGACACCTTAATTAACACGTCGTTAATTGTCTGTGAAATCATGGAGTCTTGACCACCATAAATATAGTTTGTCGCAGTGTCACCTGGTTCCATCTTTAGCTCAGTAAAGAATAAGCCAGAAGAAGCTCCATTGTTAGAACCGATATTATCAACTCTGATATAACCCTCATTGTCATTAGCACCAGTCGTAAACGTAACTGTATACTGGTCTATATGTGACGGAGAAGTTACCAGATTCTTGAATAAACCATGGACTGTATCATAATCACTGGTGGAACCATAAGAACGTGACAGGAAAAATACATTGGCCCCAATAACATTAGATGAAGCAAACGCTTTAAATTGGAACGTATACTTTGTGTTTGGTAATACTGAAAAACGTAATGAGCCAGCGGCGCAAGTTGCGTTCTGCGCTGTATTGAGGTATAATAGCTTTCCAGTACCATTTTGGTAGAAAGTGTGAGTAGTTACCAATAGTTTTTTATCAGTTGCTCCCCAGCCCGCTAATTGCCAACCTTCTAAAGAATCTGAAAAGTTGCTAGAGTAAGGTATTAAGTTAACGTTGTTGGCGTCTTTCTTAGAAACCTTGCTGGCAATCATACCATCTGTTTGCGTTTGATAAGATTCAAAATCGCTAGAAGAAACTTTTGAAGCAATATCTTTAGCCGTTTGAGTTTTGTCTGTTTGATAAGTTCCGTTATCAACCTTTGCCTCAATCAATTTGCTTGTTTGAGTTTGGTAAGTTTGAAAGTCGGCCTCTTTAACTGTCTCCGCAAACTGACTAGCAGTTTGTGTCTGGTACGTTGTGAATGTATCGTTAGAAACCTTCGTACCCAAACCATTCTCTAATTCTGCAATGGTTAAGGTTGAGCCACCTTTTAGTTTTGTGATTTCAGCAGTGGCGCTAGTGGCAGTGTCAAGAGCGCTATTAGCTTGCGATGAAGCTTCGGAAGCGCTCTTAGAAGCTTCTGAAACAGCACTTGCTTGTGAAGCAATCTGACTGTTGGTGTAATCAACAGCAGATTGTGCTTGACTGGCCGCCTGACTGGCTGTCGACGCTGCTTGACTAGTGGCACTAGCTGCACTTGTAAACTTACTGTCTGTATTATTCTTTAAGGCTGTTTGTATCTTTGCAAGTTCTGAATTATAGGCGTCTTGATAATTTTTATAAGTCTTTCGATCTACATCACTGGCGTGATCTGGATCTGTCAACACATCAATCATGAACTTGTTTAAATTATTATATGCGGTGGTTAAAGAATCTGTATTGATTCCTTCATCCTTTGCATTTTGAACAAGTACATTGTATTGTGACGTCAATCCCGCAAATTGTACGACGTTATTTTGTTTTTCAATCACAGACATCAAGTTAGGATCATTTAAATCCGTAACTCCTTTTACAGCAGTGTTTGCTGTGTCTTGGGAGTCCTGTGCAAGTTTTGTCGGATTGGTAATATTAACTTCGACAAATGAACTTCTTGACATTTAATAGCCTCCTAACCATCATCAACATCATCACTATCGTCGCTTCCGTTATTATCATCGTTGACAATTGGCATTGCCGGACGATAGACAATATCAGTTGAATATTGCATTTGTTTCTTCGGCGGATTACCGTCCGGTGGTGTGACATTAAATGAGTGTACAAGTGTTTTCTTTCCGTTTATAGTCGCAAATGATAGACTTTCTGGTTCAATGATTTGATTAGAAAGACCCAAACCAATTAATGTATCATAATATGGGTGCATGACTTCTCCGCGATGTAATAAATTAACGCAATAGAAAGAGCATGTTTTCCCTAAATACTGGTTGCCAACGCTCCAATAAACATAAGGGAAATCAAGCGCCTGTCCTTGGAATATATCATCATCACCGACAAAGTCATAATCGAGCATATTTATCGTATACATAACCGTTTTTACACCGGCTAGTAGATCAGATACGTTTAAAACAAAGAACATATAGCCACCACTACTATATCCGGCAACATTGTGCTCTCTGTCAAATGCCACCCTTGGATAGCCCCCTGGAGTAATTAAGTGATCAGTGTCATTAATTCCCAATGTTTTGCCACCCTGATACTTAAACCTAACGATGTCCCAGTTACCTGAACTATTACGTTGATTACACATAATCCATGGTTGCCCTTCTTGATACATAACTCCAAAGGTAGTACCATGTCCTCCACCAGTTAAAACCATTTTATCTATAAGCTTGAAATCTTTATCACGGTGCATAAAATTGCAATCGTCCCCACTAGTAGCAGCAGATTCGTACCACGTACCATCATCTAACTGCTCTAAGTGTTGGGCAATACGGTGAACATCACTATCATATGGATCAAACTCTCCGATTTTAACATAGTTGTTTTGATTGATTGACAATTCAGGATCTTCTGATATGTAGTCACCATCAATATAGGCTCGAATATTCCCCATAAGTGATGGAGTTACATTTATAATGTCTCCTGTTTGTTCCCAGTTAGGATCTATTGAGCCATCTGTATTCACGTGTCGCCAAGCAAACCCTTTACTATCAACGTAAGTACTAATGTTTTGCTTACCAACCCATGCACTCAGAAGCAGTCTTTTTGATGTTTCACCTTGCGCAAAGTCTAACCCATCTGGATGAGATAATACAGGAGTGATTGCAGTTGCGTCACTTAGTGCTTTAGAAACTGCATCTTCTAGCGCTGATTGGTAATCTGTCAACCATGAAGGAGTGGCGACTGGAACTGTTACAAATTCACCAAAAGCAATAGTGCTTGAATATGGAGATGCAAAGCTAATCGTACGTTGAATGACGCGTCCAGTTGCATCGAGAGCCGGAGTAATGTGATCATCTTTAAATCTAATTGTCGTTCCTAGAGGTGGCAAAAATCCGGGAGCAACATTCACCTCATAATATGTCCTGGGATGATTAAATAATTTTAACATCTGCTGTGCCCAAGCTTTCAGCCCAGTGTTGTCACTGATCTGATTTGCAGTAATGACGCCTTCCAGATACTTTCCTTGGAGAGACCCCTCATAATTGTACAATTGATTAGCGTCATCATCGACAATATATGTCGCACCATTGTTGTGTGGTGCCATTGTTGACCCATTTTCACCATAAGCGTATAATTTAGTGATGGGTGCAGCGACTGTTGTTCGCTTAATATTCGTTATATTTTGTCCAAAAATAGCTTCTTTGTATACAATATCAGAAGAAAGCTCGTCAGTGATTTCAACAATCTTATCTACTATTTTACCTTGCGTATTAATTGTAACGTAAGCATCAATTTCAACGTCAAACAATTGTATTGCACTTTGGAGCAAGACGGTACCTTTTGTCTTACCATCAAACATATCTGTGCTAACTAAATTTACGTTTGATGTATTATAATCAACTTGCCAGCCGGAGTTCTGAAAAACTTTGCTAAATACTTGCTCAGCGTTCTGGCTTGTAACAGTTGACTTAATTGGAATAGTGAAGGCCAAATCTCGAAGCATTAAATTACATACATAAGCTACAGTGTTGACAGACGACGTGATTGTTGTTTCTTCTGATGTTGAGTAAATATACATAACATACCATCTATTCAAATAATCGTCATGATATGCTAGATAGTTTCCTGATACTACTTTGTCACTATCTGGTTGTCCTTGTGGGACTGTAACAGTTCCTTTATGGTCGAATTTTTTAGATTGAGCATTCAGATTAACCGTCCCTTGGTAGTTATCCTCTGTCCCAACACTAACATCATCGTCATATTCTGTACTAGTAGCATCTGAATCTGCTAGTTGCATTGAAATTGAATCACTAGTAAATTTAGTAGCTCCATCGACGGTTAGTAACCCGACATTATTAAAATGAGAATCTAAAATTAAATATTGATTACCAAGTGACATCCGTTTGCCTCCTATTTCTTTATGTACGGGAGATATTTCTCCCAAATTCTATAACTTTCTTGGTAGGTATTTTAATACCATCTTGGCATCGCTTAAATCACCAACCATACTAAGTGAATTTAATCCTGGCTTTAGCTTAGGATAACTTGTTGACCAAACTGGGTATGATACTTTCCCACCGATTGTTGTCGTTTCTGATTCTGAGTCCATCATTATTTCAGAACCAGCACTAGCAATATAAGTTGGCGTTGATGAACTTGGAACGTCATTATGCTTCCATAAAGCTATCTCCGTTAGGGATAGATATGGAGCCTTATATGCAATCTTTTGATCATCTTCTGTGATTGAATGCTTTAGAAACATTATCCCAAAACCGCCAAGTGCAGTTTGATACTTGTCTCCAGTGTTGATTGGCTGTTGCGAGTGCGCAATTAGATATTTATTTGCGTTTGTGTAAGGCTGTCCGTTGTCAGTATTATATTGAACAACGGACCAACTAAAAGTATTACCTACATGTGTCATGTCCATCTTGATCCAACCATCAGTTAAAGCACCTGTTTCTTGTCTGTTCCAAACGGTTATATAGGTATCAACCTTTTCGTTGATTGTTTTTTTGGTTACTTTGCCATTTTTTGCCTTTGTTTTAACGACTTTTTGTATTGTCTTAGTCCCAGATTTTATTTTCACGGTGGTATCTCTTTTGTTTGTAAAAGCTCCACTTGGACCTGTTGTTGTCAATAGGTCACGGTGTTTGCCGTCATCTGGTGCAAAATTTGATCCAGGTTGGCAAATCTGCAACCGACATCTTGGACGAGCATTTGAACTATACCCGACAATACAGAAATTGCCGATGGTCTTACCACCAGAATCAGTCCATTGAAATTGAACGGCACCCATACCACGTTCATTGTGAGTACCACCGTAGCGTCCGTAGTGAATACCGGCACGTAAGCGCCATTCTGATAATGATTGGGTCAATCCAGTATATCTTAACGCAGGACCATACCAACCAGATTGATGATCGCCAAACTGTTGGTTAGTACCATCAGCGTCACGCTTTACTGTCATCGCAGAAGTGTTGTCATTGATCATTGCTGTTCCCTGGAAGACGGTCGGATCGCCGCCGTTTGGACCAACTAGCCCACCAATAGCGCTGGTGTCATTTGACCACATTGCCATTGTTTCGACGGGATCATCAAGCACCTTTTCCCATTCTTGAACAGCCCGATCTTGTTCTAATGGGTCTTCTGGACCGATTCCGTAATTGCCACCATTTAATGTATACCCAACATATTTCAAGGCTCGTTTAGGAATTATTTGAATAACAGGTTCAGTTTGAGCCGTCCCATCAACCGTAATAGTATTCAAACCATTTTTCAAAGGAACCTCTACTTGCGGCAAAGTCGCCCGTGGATCTGACATAACAAATGTGATTGTCGATGTTGTGTCCCAAACACCTTCTTGAACAGCTTGGGGGTCGCTAATTGCAGTAATATGTCCCCAATAAGTTAGATCTGGTTGAAAACCAAACACTAACGGAATCTCTTGGTTATTATCAGCTTCGTCAGTTAATAATAATCCGGCTAATGTCTGAGTGTAGTCTAAGTAAGACTTTGAATTCTGCGGCGCCATAATTGTAATTGGAATATTAATTGTCTTTGAAGTATAATCCATCCCGCCATAATAATTACCATATTTTGCGGGAATATCAGTCGCGAGTTCTGACATTGTCGGTGCGATTGGTGGGAGCACCATTCCCATAATGACGTGTAAGTCCGTGCGACTATTAAGGCCGCCTAAACTAAATTCATCTTCTTTTAATGCCAACGGTTTTAACCTCCCACTCTCTATTATATGTACATGGGGGGAAATATTCCCCCATAAAATGGTTAATTTATCAGATGATTGTAAACATCTTTTGGCTTCTGTTGTCGTTTAACCGAATCGTAAATACTTTGATCAGTAATAACAGCAAGGTTTGGAGTGTTAGCTGATCCTAATAAAGCTTGCAGCAGTGCGTTCGTCTGTTGCTGTAATGTTACCAGTTGAGAGAGCGTACTATTATCAATATTATTAGAGTTATTAGACGAGTTTGCGATGCTACCACTTTCAAGATAGTTAATTGATTGCTTCAACTGTCTGATAGCAGCATCCTTATCGGTTAAAGAAACGACCATTTCTGGCTTGTTCTTTTCAGCGATGTTAATCGTCTGAGCTCTGTCAACTAATCCACCATGTTCCATACCCTTGATGTAACGATAGGCTGCGGATGCGTTAGCCAACCGTGTACCACCAGTCGAATCCATGGCGCCACCAGATTCCCATGTTGCAAAGAACTTTTGTGCGGCGGCAGTAGGACTTGTCATACGTAATACGGCCTTCAACATTCCGTTTGCGCCAGGTTCATTTAAGGCGTAGCCAATTTGACCGGCAGCAGAGTTCCATGCGTAACCGTGTCTTCTTAGCCAACTTCTTAAACCAGTTTCACGAGTAAACGTCCATTGGCCTAGCCCAGTACCGTGATCACTACTATTGACAGCAGATGGATTTAAGTTAGATTCTTGAATCCAGTTACCCAAAATACCAGCAATACCACCGTTATTGGAAGCTGGATAGCCTTGTTTGAATGCTTTAGCTAACGCACGAGCGCGTGAAGCAACACTACCACTAAGCTTAACATTACCAACAAGTTGTTCGTCTTGTCCAGCTTTCAGCATCTTCTTGAACCAGCTAGTTAATGTGTTTACCACAATATCGCCGGTCATACCAACGGCTTTAGCGGCTAGACCGCCACCTTTTGCCAAAGCATTCAATGGTGAAGCGATCATGGCCGATAAATATTTCCCAGGAGACTTGATCATCTTGCCTAGATTATCAATCAGCTTAGATGCTTTAGTTTCAACACCAGAGAACCATTTGCCGACTCCATGTACAGCGCCACCAATAGCACTACCAATACCATCTAGCCATCCAGTAGCACCAGCGAAAGCTGGAATGCTTTGTCCGCGTTCTAGGTATGGCTGTACCATTCTAGCATCTTCGCCCTTAGCAATTTCAGTGCCCTTTGGAAGATTTACAATGATATTTCGCTTATTAGGAAACATTCCCATACGCCCGTCTGGTAGTTTGTAAGCTTCGCGCCAATATTTAGACTTAGCATCGTTTACCAGCGCTGGACCACCAGCAGTACCTTTTGCATAGGTACTTAACTTAGCTGATCCATAGCTTGCAGTTCCAAGTCTAAAGCTCTTGCCGACACCGATTTTCTTTTCGACACCATTAATAGCATCTGCAACGGCATTCCAACCTTTAACAACAGGATGAATGACACCATTATTGACGATTCCGGCCATTGAATTCCAGATACCATGCCAAGCGCCCCTTAAAGCGCTAGAGATTCGCCCTGGTAATTTCTTAAAGAAACTAGCCATGTTATCCCCAAAAGTTTTGATCTTCTTCCAGATGTTTGAAACCCATCCACCAATGGTACTAGAAACTGCCTTCCATAATTTTGCTACGGGGGACAATATCTTTTGGAACCACTTTACAACATTGTTATAGATGTTATGAACCCAAGAACCAATGGTGTTTGAGATGGACTTCCACCATCTTGACGCCGTCTTAGAGACAGATTGCCACGCCTTTGCAACTGGGCTTAATATTTTACCGATCCACTTAGTGACACCTGACCAAATGTTGTGAGCCCATTTTCCAACTGTCCCAGAAATAGACTTCCACCATTTCGCCGCTGTTTTGGAGATTGACTGCCATGCTTTGGCCAATGGAGACAGAAGCTTACCAATCCACTTGGTGGCTGTATTGTAAATATTCTTTACAAACCTCGTAACATTCTTTAGCGTACCACTCCACGCTTTTGAAATGCTACTGCCAATCTTTCCCATTGTTTTTTGAATTGGTTTGACCATATTGTCAATAGTCTTACGGACATTCTTTGCCCATTTAGCAATGGTTTTACCAACATTGACGAAAAATTTGCCCATATCTTTAGCAGCCGAACCAATTTTTTTAAACACTTTCGCAAGCCCAATTGCACCAAGCCTGATTATGATTGCACCCAAAGCTGCACCCAGCTTATAAATACCTTTAACTACCCCAGCAATATCCTTGCCAAGCGTTACAATTGATTTACCAACAGGACTTGTCTTAAACCATTTGCCGATTTTTATAAATGGCGTCTGAATTGCTTTAACGGCTGGTGCAAAGAATCTTCCGATTCCCTTAACCCATTTCCAAATGGTTTTTTCAATACCAGATAACATTTTACCAACTGATTTCCCGATACCAGTTTTTCCTAGTCCAGAAAACAGTTTCCCAAATGCAGAGCTAATTGACTTACCAAGACTACTTAAACTAGGCATTTTAATACCTTTGAATAATCCGCTAAACCACTTACCGATTCCGCTAATTTTAGGAAGCTTAAAGTTTTTGAACATCTTTCCAATATTAGGAAGTTTAAACCCTTTAAACATCTTACCAAAATTGATGTGTGGCATTTTTAGTTTTCCGATCCACTTACCAATACCACCAAACCAATTACCGATTGATTTTTTAATGGTTGACATCTTAGGCATTTTAAAGTTCTTCATAGACTTCTGAATACTCTTACCTAATTTGCCACCCCAGTCTTGACCTTTTGATCCACCTAGCCAAGATCCTGCGAGTGATCCACCCATAGATCCTAGTTTGGCTCCAACAACAGTCCCTGCGGGTCCAAATAGTGTACCAATAGCACCACCGGCAACGCCACCAATACCTCCGCCGACAGCACCACCGGCAAGTGTTCCACCTAATTGTCCGGCTGTTTTACCAACCTTTGAACCAGCATTTTTCTTGTTGATTCCAATAAGGTTCATGGCAGCAAGTCCAGTTTGTAACCATGGAACACGTTTTAGCAAACCGCCACCGACTCTAGCTACTTTCCCGATTTTGGAACCAGTAGTGCCAATCCTACCAACCCGTCCACTGATTCTCTCGGCATCTTCTGTTGTGACCTCGCCTTTTGCCATTCGACGTAATACTGAACCCTTTGATCCAGCTTTTTTAGCGGCTCGATACTCAGAACGAGTTGTCGTAATTTCTTCTTCGGCGGCCTTTCCAGCTTTGCCAGCCTTACCGCCAGCTCCGCCACCAATTCCTCCAGCAACTTCGGATGCTTCTGCTCCGGCAGCTTCACCGGCAGATGCCCATGCGTCCGCAAGAAGTTTAACGGCCGCTGTCTGTTCGTCGATCTTGGCCACGGCAATTTTACTTGCACTTGATGTATCAATTTTATTCGTACTGAATAGCTTAGACACAACTGATGCAATCGTACCAGAATTGCGGATAAAGGCCGCAACAGCACCAGAAACTAATCCAATGGCTGGCACAAGTAATGCGACAGAGGCAACGGCCTTTTTAGCGCTTGGATTAAGCTTGTCAAACTTATCCATGATAATCGTTAACGCCTTGGCACCTTTAGTGAGATATGGTAAGATCACCTTACCAAACTCAATCTCTAGTGCCTGCAAAGTCGTTTGGAAAATTTTAAGCTGATTCTGAGATGTCTTTAAGTTCTTTTGAGCCAAATTGCCGATATAGTCATTCTTAGCAGACTTTTCAACCTCACCGTTTAATTTACCCAGTGCTTTGTAGTTATCTGTTAAGATACCACCGGCCTGTTGCCCAGTAGTACCAAAAATGGCATGAAAAACATCAGTACGATCATGTCCAGAAAGATTCTTCATGTGACTATTCAAAATGCCAAAGACATCAGACATCGACTTCATTTTACCATTTTTATCAACAAAGCTTTTTGTATTAAGCCCTAATTGTTTTAATGCGGCTGAACCATTCTTGGTTGGAGTAACCAATGAGTTCAAGGTTTTTCTTAAACCAGTCCCGGCTTTGTCAGATTCCAAACCGTTATTGCTAAGAATCCCCATGGCACTAGCGGTTTCAGATATGCTGAATCCGGCTTGATGGGCCGTATTACCAACGTATTCCATCCCGACACCCAACGAATGAAAGTCGGTTGCGGTCATATCAGCAGCGTAGGCCATTTCGTTAACAACTTTTGACGTGTTCTTTATCATCCCAGAAGTTGAGTTGGCTCTTAGTCCAAATGACTCCAACGTCTGAGTAGATACTTGTGTAACATCGGTAAACTCGTCACCAGATGCTATAGCACCTTTAACAAGCGATCTCATAGCCCCAATCGCTTGACTGGAACTATAGCCACGCTTGATTAAGTCTTGATACCCATCAGCAACTTGTTTTTGTGTCAGCCCGTATTGCTTAGAATATGACTTTGTATTCTTTTCCATTAGCGCCATGTTGGCGTTAATTTCTTTAGTCCCTTCGGTGTTTGAACTGACAATTAAGTTTTTGGTTTTGTTAAAAGATGTTTGTAATTCAACAGCAAGCGACGTACCATGCTTAGCAACTGCGGCCATACCCATTGTTGCATACCCTGCTCCACGAGAAACTGATCCTAAAGCAGTAGCGACGCCAGAATACTTCTTCTGCATTCCACCAATCTTGTCACTAAACGAGTTGATGGTATTGCCAGATAACCCTACGTGCTTATTAAGTGACTTGATCTTAGCGTCGGTTTCGCCGATTTTAGCGCCAAGTTCATTTACTTTCTTAGCTTGTGCTGAGTAGGCAGCGGAAGTTTCGCCAGAACGAGATTTTACCAATGACAATTCTGACATTTCTGTCTTGTATTGGTTTAACAAACCCTTTTTAGATCCAACTAAAGACCTTAATTCTACCGACATTGCGGTATAATTCTTGCCTTCTGACCTTAAACGGTTAGCTAATGATTCTGATATTTCACTGGTCGACTTCGAATACTGCTGCATTTGATGCAAACCAGTGGCATATTTTCTCTGAGCTTCTTGGGCCTTTAAATAAGACTCTCTGGCTTTTGAAACGATTGCTGATTGCTTGTTAATATCAACGCCAGAAGCACTGGAGCTTGATTTCAATAGCTTGTAAGCTTTTTCTTCACGTCCAAGTTCGTCTTTTAGATTACGAGTCTTGGCAGCGAGTAGCTCTTTGTGTTTGGCGTTGGCGTCAGTTTCTTTGCCCTCAGCGATAAGTGCCTTTTCACTAGCTTCTAACGAGTTGGTGTATGCTTGATGAGACTTCTTGGCACGATCAATGCCTGTTGAATATCTAATTTCAGCAGATCTAGCAGAATCTAACTCACTTTTACGACGATTTAAAGCCGCATTACTCTTAGTGAGTTCGTTCGTCCAACGCATAACCGCCAACTTTTCTTTATCAGTTGTTGCGTTAGCGTTCTTCAAAGCATCTGCTAGTCTCTTGTTATAGTCAGTTTGTAATTCAATTTCTTTGTTCAGTCCAGTGATTTTAGCGTCTAGTGCGGCAGCACTATCGCCGGCGGCTTGCATCGCTGAGGAGCTTGAACGCCATTCTTGGCCTGTGGAGCGAATAGCCCCTTTTAATGTACGCAAACTCGATTGAGCCTTTGTATCATTGATATTAACGTTATATGTTAAACTACCATAGGCGGCTTGCTTCATTTAATAAATCCTCCTCACATACGAAAACAAGCCCACCAAAGTAGACTTGACAAATAAACTAATCAAACGTTTCTAATGATCACGACTATCAAGCTCAGCTTTATGGTCTTCCATCCAATAACCCAAAGGTTCGATGGTGTCATCATCATCACCACTAACTTGACTACCATCTTCTTCAACTGTTAAAGTCTCGATAAGATCAAAATAGTTAGTTTCTTCTAGGTTATTAAAAGTATCATTATGTTGCTGGATAAGATCTCTTTCGAGACGATTGATGTTATCTAGCGTCTCCTGAAACGTCTGCGGTGTCGCTGGGCGTATCAGAATCGTCTTCACCATCCTCATCATCAATGTGCATGATTTTTTGAATGATTTGTCCAAATAATTCATCAGTTTCGTCTGGTTCAATGTCTTCCAGCTTATCTGCTTGTGGTTCTGTTAGCTTTAAAATGTCAGCGATAAATTCGATTGTTGCATCAGTTGCTTCTAACTTTCCGTTCAGGAATGCGTCATAAGCTTCTTCGTTAGACATGTTCTCAGCATCAATCTTACTTAATTTTTCAAGCTTGATTTGAACCTTTAACGTTTTCTTCAAGTTTTTATTTGTTTCGTTAACTTCGATAGGCTTTTTAATTCCTAATACCTTAGCATCAATTTTGACAGTCATATAAATCTCCTCGTCTTTCATATTAAATTATGTATACCACCAAAAGGTGGTAGTTGCTATTCAGCAACGATGGTTGCGCCATCATAACTTGGAGTTATCGACACCACTTTAGGCGCCGGCGTCACTGGGGGTGTACCCTGGGAAGATAAACTTCATCCAATCATCAATCTTAAATGCAGTGTTAGCTTCATCGCCCTTAGCGTATGCAACCTTATCGGAAGAACGGTTAACAGCAGTAAACGTTAATGAATCAGCAGCTAACTGTTCCGTATCGGTGTTAGTTTGCATGTTGTGTTCTTCAAGACCAAAAGTCCCCTTAACTAACGCTAAATGAAGAATGTTGTTTAGGCGCCCGTGGGTAACAAATTCAAGTGCTGAATATGGCGCCCGCGTGTCAGAAGTAACGACTGAGAAGCCTTTAGAATTATCAACACCAGTAATAGCGTCGATGATATCTTCTGGAATGTCGTTTGCTCCAACGGTCGCAGTGATTGAACCAGTACCCTTACCAGATGTTTCAACCACCATATCAGACCCATAGATCTTAGTCATGGTTGGTGCTAAACCTGTGATATTACCGACCGTCATACCTTGCGCAGTTGATGCGTTTAGGTTGAAGACGCCGGTAGTACCAATAGCCTTATTCGTTAAATCAATTTTTTCGGTATCTTGTGTGAAAATAGCGACTTTGGCACTATCAATACCTTTGGTTTTTGCCATTAGTAATTACCTCTTTCTTAATAAATTGTCTTTTTGAAATGGTAAGTGCTATATAATTGAGACGTGCTAGGGTCTCTATCAATACCGCCACCAATTGTTTGAAACCAACCATTCTTTCTTAACAAGTTCCTGATTGGTCTTTCGTATAACGCTGTTAAATCTCCATCCGCTTTAACTGGATAAAAGAATTGAACTTGAACTGTCCCGTCATCAGAAATAATATCGTCGCTTCCAAAACCACTAGGAATACGAGAAATATCATTTACTAAAATGACAATTTTATTCAGCTTTTGTGACTGAATGCTGTGTGGCAGTCCATATGAGAATACATACTTTGGATCAATTCCGTCAACTCCAGAGTTGCGGATGATCTCTTTTACATCATTTGAAATCATTATAGCAACCCCTTTGCATCAAGAATCGCTTTAGCAGTTTGTGTCTGAGCAGTAAAGATTTGATCATATGGCATCGTCTTTGTTGCGTTCTCAAACCAAAACTGTGCTGGTTGCCTATACGTTCCCCAGTCAGTCCAGACCGCGATTGGGTAAGCTTTTCTCTCAAACCCAACCTCTGTTGCACCATCAATGAACTGATTAGGCTTATGGGTAATATGATCACGCAAGTGCCCGATTGATTCTCCATATAACTGTTTATCCTTGACGTCTTCAAATTCGTCATATGGTGTGTTATCATATAAGTGTTTTTCAATAATAGGTACAGCAGATTCAACGATTGCGGAACGTTCTTTTCTTGAAAGTTTAAAATTATCAAGCTTTCTCAATAGCTCGTCTTCACCAGTAACCTCAATTGATCCGAGACCATTAGTTACCAATGTTTTATTAACTGCCAACGTCATCATCTCCATATCCGCCAGTAGATGCTTGATTACCACCGTTTTTAACAACTGACTTCAATGATAACAAATCATAAGTGACGATGGCAGTTGTGTCAGGAACTTTGTAAGTGATAATATAAAACTTACCTCGATACCTAGCCCGATAACTATCATAATCAAAATTAGGGCGGTGTTTAACAGCGATCACCATCGTATCTTCCATATCCATACCATTAACACCAACAATGTTTCTGTCTGATACTCGATATGGAGCACAATGGAATGTGTATTTAATTTTAAAGTTGCTATCATCTAACGTGTCGGCACCATTATCAATAATGTTACCGTTGGACAGCTCCGTGTATTCATCTGCTACGCCCAAATACACTTTTTCTTTGTATCGCCACAGGTCAACCTTATTAGCCATTTATGCACCTTCTTAAATTGAGAAATTGCGTCCATAGTTGATAACCGTGTCAAGTGACGCAACATTTTGAGTCCCACTTGTAACAGGAGATCCATCTCTACGTAAGTATGATGCAGTTGCGACCTCTAAGACGGCTGTGTCAATCATGCTTTGATAGTCTTCTTGCCTCTTGTTAAGAAACTGGTTGTCTTTTCCTTGAACATATAAATCAACATAGTTCTTAGCGTTATCTAAATAAATCTTAACATCTTCATCGTCATCTGCATTAATATGATTTTTAAAATCATCGAGAGAAACTGACATCATTGCACCTCCTATGTACCCGTTAAGGGTTTACCCCTTAAGCGGTTGGCGTTGCTTTAACTGCTGCCGACTTAGCTGATTCCCCAGCACCGTTCTTAACCGTTGCTTGGACAGTATATTCAGTACCAGCAGTTAATCCAGTAATTGACCCAGTTAATGAAGTCTTTAAATCTACCGTTCCATTATTGGTGCCGTCAGTCCAATAAGCAACTCGGTCGGTGATTGCACTGCCTGTATTTTCGCCATCAACTAAAGTAACATCAATTTTGCCAGAACCAGCGGTTAGCGTTGCGGTTGGTGCTGATGGTACTTTATCTAAAGTTGTAAAATCTGAAATTGTTGTCTTCTCAGATGCACCGGCATATGCAATTTGATAGCCAGAAACCTTTGTGTTCGGCTTTAACCCAGTAATTGTAACTGGAGATGGCTGATTGTCAATTTTCTTTGCGCCAGCATTGTCGTAAACATCAAAATTTGCCAAAAACATAACCTCCTATCGTGAAACCATATGTATGCCCCCGCAATGGGGGTAATCGGATTTACTACTTGGCAACAACCGTTGCACCATCGGCAGTCGGTGTTACACTAGTCACCGTTGGTGCCGGATTAATTACTCGCAGGCTTAGCTACAACGAATGCTGATGGATTAGTAACAGTACCGTCCATATATCCGTTAAGAACAACCAAGTGACCACCAGTCATAGCTTGCGTAGTATCTGAAACTACGTGAGTTAACTGTAAGCCTTGCTTGGTCATAATCGTATAACCAGCGTTAAAGTTACCAAGGATAATTTGACCATCCTTGTTACCGTTCAAGACGTCTGAAACGAACACTGGGATTCCTTGGAAGGAATAACCAGGGCGTACGCCAACTGCACCGGCGATAGCCGTTTGCATTTGTGGCTTAAAGATCAAATGTTCGTTGTCGTCATCTTTCAATTTAGAAACAGCATTGAAGGCATCACGAGACATAACGAAGATCGCTTGATCTAAGTATGCAGGGTTAATTGACATAGTAAAATCAAGCATTTCGTCCAAGGTTGGAGTTGCACCAGCTAAAGTAACGACCTTAACATCATCAGCACCAATAACTGGTTTAAACGTCTTGTTGGCGTCTTCGCCAGTCTTAGCACCGACTAATACCGCACGTTCAATAGCTTTACCTAATGAACGACCCAAACGGCCAATAGCATAATCGACAACGTCCGGTGCACTATCGTTAATCATCATTTCTGATAATTGCAATGCGGCACCGACACGCTTTTGAGTCAAGGTAACGTACTTCAAAGTTGGGGTTTGTGCCTTAACAGCTTCGAGTTCACCAACGAAACCATCATCAGAAGTATCGTTTTCACGAACGACTTCCAAGTTACCATTCATAGAACCAACCTTGTTTGACAAAGCAAACACTGGTGAAGTTTCTTGTAACTTCTGGATAATTGTTTGTGAGACGCTCGTTGGAATTAAAACACCACCGTTTGATGAAGTACCATTAACAGCATTACCCCATGACAAACCATTGTCAGGAAGATCGCGAGATTCTTGTGGCAAGTCTTTTTGTTCTTTAACAGCTTCCACATACTTCTTGGCTGCTTCACTCCCACGTAACTTACCACGGATCATATCAGCGGTGGCACGCTTTTCGAGGGCTTTAAATTGCTTCTTTTCCATTTCCACACTCCGTTCATTGTTTGCTGGAACTGCGTTACGACGTTCTTCGTCCAGTTCAGCAATATCATCGTTAATTTTTGAAATATCGTCTTTAATTGAACGCATTTCCTTAATTTGATCATCAGTGATCGTCTTATTATCAATGGCGTCTTTAAAACCGCCCAATTTTTCCTTTAAAGCAGTCCGCTTTTCTAAAAGACCTTTCTTAGTCTTCATCTGCCATGCCTCCAATTTCTTCATAGAGCTTAGATGCTTCAAGACTCCGTTTTTCTTGCTTCTTTTTTTCGTCGTCTTTCTTGCTTGGTTTCTTACCAGCCGGAACTTGAACTCCGTCTTTTGGCTTATCATCGTCCGTTTGAGTGTCTTCGGGTGCGTCACCAGAATCGTCTGGTTCTGGAACGTCCGAGTCATCGTCACGGGCGGATAATACTCCTTGAATACCAGTAAGAATGCTTTGCGTTAAAGTAGCTGCAAAGTCGTCAAGGTCGATAGTTTGTTTTGTGTCAGTAACTGCATCCTTACCATCTGGTTGATCATCACGCTTTGCTGGCTTTACCACAACTTCATTTGCTGGTAATTTACCGGCACGACGTTCGAGTTCTTCACAAAGATCTCTTGTTTCTACACTGTCAAGCTTCAAGTCATTACCCTCCTTTTTAATATTCACAATTTCCGAAACGCTCTTAATGCCTCTTTTTTCAAGGTCTCTTAGCGTCTTCAATCCACGTGCTTCAATGCTAGAACTTAAATATGCTGGGAATCTAACAGCAGAAACTTCTTTTAGGAACAGTTCGTTGACTGTTCTAAGAGGAACGCCATCATCAAAGTCTCCGCCATCCATATCCCAACTGTCATCTAGGACGATAAACCCAAAACTCATACTAGTAATAACACCAGTCTTAATTAATTCATAGGTGTCTCGCCCATCATTTGTATCTAGGATTTGAGCTTCCATATAAAGCCCTTGGTCGTCTACTCTTAAGACGAGCGATCCGTTTGCAGTAGTAGCCAGAAGCTTGTCCGAGTCATGCTCAGCGTAAAAGTCGATTATGTCTCCGTCTGAGATTGCAGACTCGAAAGCCGTTGGAGAGATTGTCTCTCGAAATGGGCTACCATCAGCCGACATAACTTGACTATAAGACCCGGCTCGGTTAACATATCCAGAAACTTTGAGATTGTCATCGTCAAAAGATAAATCTCTAGTCTCAAAGCTGAGGGTTCTTAATTCTGTCTTTTTAATCTTGATTGCCTCCTAACGCATTGTTATCAGCCTTATGTTGATGGCTGTCTTGCTGATTTTTTGTATTTGGTGCTTTCTGGGCACCTTTTTCAGGCGATTTGCCAACTGTGGTACTATCAGAGTCAATCGGCGTGTTTGCACCAACATCGGCACCACCAGCAATCCCAAGGTTAGGAATCTTCATTTCACCAGTCTTAGGATAATACAGAACAGATCCAAGACTTAAATTAATGAAGTCGTCTCCAGCAATGTCTGCGAACCCAAACTTGTTTCTGAACTCATCATAAGAAATCAAGCCTTTGTCATAAAGTGCGCCATAAGAAGCAACCTTTTCTTTAAAAGTATTCTGCATGATTGTATCAGTGTCGAACTTGAAGAAAATTCCGTCTTCTTTTTCGCTCTCTAGCAATAATTCCTTATTGATAGCAGCTTCAAAGCTTGACAGAATCGGTTTCAAACAATACTGGAAGAATTGGAGGTTATTTTGCTCATTAGAGTTATACTTATTCGCGCTCGCATTGATTAGTGTTTCTGGAATATTGAACATGCGCGCGATTTCGCCAAGCATTGCTTTTTTGCTGGAATCTAGTTGCATATTATCTGGATTCGTGCTAATCTGTTTATATTCAAGCCCACCTTCTAAGAACAATGTCTTACCAGCGTTCTTACTACCCGTATAACTTTGGTTAAACTGCGATTTCAAACGATCTAACGTTTCTTGTGCCACAGTTCTTTGACTAGAAACAGCCCCAACTGGAACGGCGCCGTTGGCCATTAAGTTCTTTTCGTAGTCTCGTTGCGCCAGCGCTAGTTGTAACGTGGGTGCATAATCCGACATGATACCAGTAGAAGTAATACCGTCTGGGGTGTCTGAAATAATGTTCATTAGATCATCTTCGTCATAGTTATAACTCCCAGACTGGGAATTATACGTGTAGACACCATAATACTTATACCCACCATAGGTATAGACTTCAGTTGTCATGTCTTTAGACATTAAGGGGTAAATACCATTAATGTTATTTTTGCTTCTATCTATATACGAGAACGACCTACCATACAGAAGCAAGTCCTTAACAACTGAGCGCTTATAATTAAAAGCGGACATCGACTCATTAACTTGCGAATTAAGTAATGCTGTACGATAGTCATTCTTAACGGGTAACGGGACACCTTCATCGCTATTCTTCATCATAAGAATATCAAGTGACGCAACAGTGTCAGCAACAAGTGCTACTGCGGCACCAAATGATGGAATTGCCATAACAGAATCTTCTGTGATTGGCTCTGTGTCTCCGTTTAAAAGCATTGGCCCAGATCCAGTTTGGGATCTTACAAAAGTGCCACCTCGGCTGTCTTGTCCCGGCTGCTGTTGCGTAAATGGTAAGCTAAAAATATTCTTTAGCGACCATTTATTATTACTCTTAGCGATTTTTAGTTCACCCCTTTGTTAGAGCAAGGTGATATTGGCCTGTCCACCGATGATATTTGAGAATTCATCAATCTCCCATAGTGACATTGCGTCGACTACGGCTGCGACCATATCAATTTTGCCATTTGATTTTTTCTTATTTAAGAAATAAGATAGGTTACTGTCTGTAACCATTCTTGCGTTCATAAAGTTCTCTTTAAGCATATCATTCTTGTCATATGCAAAATTTCCATCTTCGATAGACTCACGAAGCAATTTCGTCCCTGGATATAACCCTTTTGCATTTTGTGGAACCTCAATGCCATCATATCCGGCAGCTAAAAATTTAGCCACCGTAGATCGTGCGTTCCACTTATCATACCCAAAGCCTTTAATATTGACCCCGTATTTTTCCTCTAACTTAAAGAAGAAGTCTTCAACAAAGCCATAATCAATCGTTGTATCTCCAGACGAATAACCCCAACCTTCGTTTTCGCTGTGCTGGTAGTCCCATCCTTCGACCTTTGATTTCTCATTAATTCTCCCGGCTGGGAAGAACGACCATGCTTTTGCTACATATTTAGCATGACTTTCATCAAATGTAACCATCGCAAGGCCAAAATTATCACGAGATTCGGCGAAATCAAGGCCCACAAATACATCTTTACCATACCAATCATAACCTTGAACTAATTCTGAATTGTCAAGATCGTTCTCTGTGACAAACTGTTCAGCTTGTGCACCGTCAACGAAGATATTCATGAATTTTGTCAAAAAGTTTTGACGTTTATCAGCATAAGTAATGGCATCTTCACGATCTTTAAAAAGCCTTTTCTTAACCGATGGAAATTCTTGTGAAAGAGGATTGACTTTTATCAGCTCTTTGTCACTAGTCGCCCATTTTTTGGGTTCATCTGGACGATATATCAGAGCAAAATAGGTCGGATCATATAATTCTCCATCAACAATCTTGTCCTTGGCACGCTCTATCTCAGCAGTCATAGGATTATGTAATGAATCATACGCAGTTGAAATAATAATGCCGAGCGGGTTTGAAACAAGGTTTTGCCCAGATTGCATGGCTTGTATAGGATAACCATTTGGCAAAGCTCCAACTTCGTCAGCTAAAAATGCTACTGGTTCACGAGCATCAAGCCTATTGTTCGAGTTAGCTAGTGGCTTATAAGTATTCTTTGTTACTAAGCAAGTTATTTCCTTATTGGTAACTTTGAAGAACCTTGCTAGTTCTGGAGAACCATCAATCAAAGAGTCAACCTGTGTCTTCAATTGAGACGACAATTCTAAGTCTGGAGCGACTGAATAGAACTTTGAATATCTAGGCTCTAAAATTAACAATAAGATAAAAACTATAGAACTTATGAAAGTTTTTCCATTCTTGCGTGGGATAAGCATAGTAGCTGTGTTATATCTACGCAAACTATGGTCATCTTTATGTCTCCAGCAGAAAATATTTACAAAAAAGAACCACTGAAACCCAGCAAGGGCATCATAAGCACTTTCTCCTCGTCTAGGTCCAGTTGCCATAGTGATTAATTTAAGTAACTTAGACACCTTATCAAGCGCCCTTATGTCAAAATAGTAGTCGCCTTTTCCGTTTAAACTATCATTAACTTCTCTAATGAAGCGATCGGTGACAATTTTTACGTCATTGTTGACGATAATATCGCCATTTTTGATTCCAAGCGCATATTTGTAAGCTGGATGATTAAATATTTCTTTATCGTTCAAAATAATCACCTCAATATATGTAAAGCCCAACTGTGGCATGGGCCAGCCATTTTATTAACGTTGCTGGTTATAAAAGAACATGGAAAGAAAACACCCAGCCGTTTTACTTTATTGGAATTAAGCTACAAGCTCCCAGCCGGACTCGAACCGACATTACTAGATTGGAAATCTAGCGTGTTAGCCAATTACACTAGGGGAGCGTTTAACGTTAGGAAAAGCGCGTAAACCCTTTAAGTTATGCTAAACATAATATCCTAATAAGGATTATGTCTCATAAGCCGTTATTGCCACTTACGTTGGTTAGACTGGACGTTTGCACTTAGTCTATGGTGACCAACCATAACACGCTCAGTATGCCTTGTCCCAGAGATGGACTGAGATTTCCTGTTTACAAGACAGGTGTTCTACCGTTGAACTAACAAGGCTTATATAGCATTGGAAGCAATATGTTACTTCAATCACAGCGCCATCCGTGACAATTCTATACGTTTCTATGGATATTTTTAGGATTCCATCATCCACTAATAGGCATTTGTACACTCATAAGTCCCCACTTGGGCCACATTGTTAAGAGGTGTGTGGGGTGCGATTGTGTATAGGGTCGGATAAGCAGACGTCACTTATCGGGACTAGCGGTCAGATACAAAGCCTCTGCCGGGCAATATGGCGACCCTCCAACCATATCAAAAACTAAAATGTAAGTTTTATTGGTAATACAACCACCCAGGTGGGTATCGAACCCACGCACAACGAATGCCTTTGCTCAAGCACGCTGTTAGATCTACTATTTTGGTAAAGGCTGATTAAGACTATGCAGCGACATACCTTTAACCACTCGGAAGATCCGTGTGCTCTCCATAACTGGGTAAATATGTATGCCCGACACACTGGCGCCTGTAGCACCGTGTTATCAGGGCTTTATCTATCTCAACCGAGGCTAGACCAGATAGATTTGGTTTTTCTACTAGCAAAAGAATGCTTGCCTCCAAAGGCTACTCCATTATGGAACTTTTACTTTCGGGTGCGCGCTTCTCGGAACTTAAACTATGTTATTTGTTATAATTTAATTCGCCAGACAAGAAATCGTTAATGGTTGTTTGCATTTCTTGCATGAACCCTACCACACTAGCAATTGTGTAGTTTTCAGGAATAGGATCGCCAGCACCGACATATGACAGAAGAATTTGTACTTCCATTCTAAACCGATTGAGAATACCTTTGATTGGTTCTAAGAAGTCATGCTCATAACTTAAGATGGAAAAATTTGGAGCTTCATGATTGATTTGTTGGTAAACAATATGAGATAAGCGATTGTTATATTCATCATCATCAAAATTAATGTCATCGCTAGAGTCATCGCTCTTGTTTGCGTAACTGGCAACCGCTCTCTGAGTCATCCAATCAAGATAATAGTAAAGCTTCTTTAGCAAGTTACATGCACTGTTCGCTTGATCATCCGATCGAGCACTGACTTTAATCACATCTAGGTTCAAATCACGTTCTCTTTGCATCATATGTTCAAAGTTTTCAAGCTGATAAACATTTCTTGACTTTGTCATTTTGCATTACCTACCTTTTTATTTCTTAAAATGGGTACAACTCCCAAAATAAGCATATTACTATGTATCATAAGTGGGTTTTACTACCCCACGTGTATTATATCTAAAATATGTACTGCTGACGTTATGTCAGCTTTTAACTGTTGATAATTTTCTCTAACTCACTATTGCCACTGCTTCGATCACCAATAGTCATGGCACTCAATTGAGCACGGCTAGATGGAGACAATCCATACTGAACAGCCAATGTTCTAAAGCGATCTAAGAACTTAATATGCGTGTTAATGGCCGGATTTTCAACCATTTTGATACCAAATTTTGTTCTTTGCTCAACCATTAATTCGTCATTCTTCATTGCTTTGTTGGACTGTTCCATCATAGCCAAACATTCAGCTAAAGCACCCACGCCCATTCTGTCTACATTTGATAGAATATCAACATCGGCTAAAAGATGGTAGATATAATGATAATACTTTTCAGCAGTTTCCCACCCTTTAATAAAGTCAGGTGCTACATTTACTTCATCATCTTCACCTTTGAGCCGTTCTTCATCCGCAATACGTGCTCTTAATTCTGATTGAGACTGATTGTGACCCTTGGTTAGAGCAGCGGGTTTTCTTGCATTTGGCAATTTATCCACCTCTCTAAAACGTTAAATCTTTGTCTAAATCTATTTTTACTTTTGTTAAATCCCAGTCGAAATCAATTCCGCCAAGTCCCATAGCAAGGTTACACTCTCGACATAACGTAATACAATTTGATTCATCGTACATCAGTGTCGGGAACTTGACCCTTGGTTTAATATGGTGGACAGTTAGATCAGTGTAGACATGCTTATGGAGCTTAATTAAGCACCTCTGACACTCGCCACCGTCTCTAAGAATAATTTGTTTCCTAAAAATTCGCCAGCGCTTAGACGTTAACTCTCTGTCTGTGTCACGCTGATTAATTCTATTCTCCTTGGCAGTTCTATTATTCTTTTTTCTTTTAATTGGGCAATCATGTGTTGAAATGTCAACAATCATGCCACAATAAGGGCATATTTTGGAGTCCTTACCCGATTTCGTATTCTTCAAGATCATCACCATTAACTTCAATTAGAATACCGCAATAGGGACAAACAATATATGTGTCTTTCTTGCCTACTTCGACTGGAGTTGAACATGACGGACATTCTTGTGCCATGCATCTCACTCCCCTTTAATATGTATTACCAATGCAAAGACTGAAAGAAATCATTGGTATGCGCTTCCTTGGCAGATTTTTTGAACAATAATGTCCGTCTCTATAACTTTGACGAGTTATGTACGAGAAGATAAAATCTTCTCAGGAGGAATAATGAATGATTACAGTGATTGAGCAACTGTTCTGCGAGTTTCTAATTTTAATCCAGGCCAAACCGAGTCTGCGAATTTCAATTCACCAGCGGTAGGCGTGTCTTTTACCGCATCTGATAAGTTGTTATACTGAGAATAACCTGTACCATAAGCGATACCTGCTCCGTAGTCCCAGTTTCTAACAACGGAACGAATAGCATCATATTTTGTGTCATCATCTAAATCGTAAGATGAAACAATTGTTTGAATTACTTTAATTTGTTGAGTTCTATCCTTTTCTTCCATAAATAGTATTCTCCTTTATATAAGTGCTAAAGCACTAACTGAGAGTAACTCGCTAACGCTCGAACTCTCAGTCTCCTGTCACACGATTAATTAAATGTTATCATGTGGTCGCCAAATGCGACATCGGGACACCCCTAACGGGACCTCATCACAGCAAGCTGTGCTGATTCCCTTCCCCCTAGCTCCCTACATATATGTCAAAATATGGTCGAAATATGTACTTTTTTTTACGTATTTTGTACATATTTCGACCATCAATAAAAAATTATTATATTACATTTATATTACAAAAGCAAACATTGATTTATAAGCATTATTTGTATTAATCGTTTATTATGATAATTTTTTATCATTGACAATATCGTGATAATGAATTATTATATATACATAAAGAAAGAAGGAATAAAATTGGGAAAAGAAACATCCAAAAGTGATTTTGACGAAAATCAAGTTGTAGAAGGATTTTTAAATGGAGGCATGTTGCAATATGATGCGGGTGTAATTGAACATCTTGGGACAAACGAAGAAATAATTAGATATGGAATGCTTGCACCCTCATCACCAGAGGCACAAAAGCTCTCGTATATCTTATATGGAATTATGAATGAAAAAGATCTTTCTCAAAGTGAGAGCGATTATCTTGATAGTATTGACAGCAGATTTATTGGACATATAAAGAAGTCCGATCTATCAAATAGAGAGATTGTCTGCTTATTCTTGAACACTTACTGGGATTGGTCAAAACTTGAATGGACAAATGATAGAACGACATCTGTCGTTATTAAGGATTTGTTCAAGGATTATTCAAATTTCTGTGCAAAGAACAGGTTCGGAATTCATAACAGAAGAATGAAATATGATAATTTTAAGCTATATTTGTCAAAATATGGAAATGTTAAAAGATACCGAAAAAACAGTGGTGGAAAAATCACAAATGTACTAGTAATATCAAATCTTCCAGCTTATAAAGAATCATTAACAGAAACTCCAGACTTTGATCTATCTAAGCACACAGAATTAAAACAAGCATAGACAAAACGTCAATTAGTGTTATAATATAGAATATTAGGAGGTAATAAATATGTTTAATCAAGGGGCTTTTCATTTCTTTGTTATGGTAATCATCTCACTTATCATTATGGCAATTATTGCTGTATTTATAATGGTTTGTGCAGTGTTACCGCATGTGTTAGCAATTGTATCTGTAACGCTTGGATCTATTTGTTACGCTTGTGGTAAACTATTTAAATAGGAGGAAGCAAAATGATTAATAGTGTGAGACTTTGGAGCGAATATTATAAAGAATATGTCGACTGGTACGATGGGGTTATGGTTGATCGTAAGGGTAAAATGTATTACAACGACGGAGTTGCTAGTGATGGAGACATCGGAATTGTTTATGAATGGTGTACAGGGATCAAAGATATTAATGATAAATATATCTTCACTGGCGATATTATCAAGACTAAAGCCGGACGTATTCAGATTGTTAAGCAGGGCATATTATCATCAGATGAAGACAACATTATTAGCGGATTTTATGCAGAAGATACAAAAAGTGGTGATCCATATACGTTTAGCTCCCACGATGAAGTAATTGGTAATGTGCACAATTAATAAAAAATACTGGAGGTAAACGATAATGATTAAGTTTAGAGGGGTTCCATTAGATGATTATAGTCATGATGCTAATGTCGACTTTGATGGAACATTTATTTATGGAAATTATGAAAAAGTAGGTGACGATGTATTAATTTCTAGTGGAAAATTTGATTTAGAAGGAGTATTTGTTCCAGATTTATTTGCAAAAGTAGATCCTAAGACAGTGGGACAGTTTACTGGTCTGAAAGATATTAATGGCAAGGAAATTTATGAAGGCGACATTGTTCGTATATTAAGTATCAATGTGATAACTGATGTTAAGTATATGAGAGATGGTTATACTCCAGAATTTGAAATAGACAGGCAGAAAGTGTTTGATGATGAAAATGTTTTAGGAGAAGCGGCGTTTGAAGGCGATATTGAAGTTATTGGTAACGTTCATGATAACGCAGAATTATTGGGGGAATAATAATGAGCGAGAGCAAAAATCAAATTTGTAGTTTTTGTAATAAAAATAGTTCGATTGTGTCCAAAGAGGACGATGAGATTTGGTATCTTGACCCGAATACTGCATATGGAAAATCCTTTAGAACTCATAATCACGAGAATGTCCAAGTGGATATTAATGATTCAAAATATCCTGACGCACGACCGGGTGACAGCACTAGCGCTGGGTTTTGGTTTGATTATTGCCCAAAGTGTGGGCGGAAACTAATTTAGGAGATAATAATGACAATTAATTTAAAAGTTGGAAACGTATTTCATATTGAAGATCCAGAAAACCACGTTAGAATCAATAATAAGGATTACATGGTTGTTAAAGATGCGACAGGATGGACTAAAAGATTCTTTGTAGTAGACCTAGCTGGATCACGGGTCTTAGAAAGCTTTAAATCATTGAATGACATCAACAAGTTTCTAAAAGACGCTTGGGATAAATATGATGTTGTTGTAGTGAATTAAGATGTTGGCTGCTTAAATGCAGCTTTTTTAATAAAATTGTTGACATCAAAAAATATATGCGTTAATATTAAGTCAATCAAGGAAGGATCGTGTTGAGGATGGGTAAGTGTGCCCTGATGAGCCAAAAAATTGTGTTTCTCAAATCTCTGAACTAGGATTT